TTAAAGCGCGGGGTCTAGAGCAGATGCTGTCATAACGTTGGCATTACCGGCGAAAAGTGCCTCGGCACGCCCTCCTGCGCCTACATCGGCTGAGGGCATCCACCGGCCATAAACTTTGGCGATCATCGTCCAATCTTTGTGGCCGAGCTGCTTTGCTACCCACATCGGGTGCTCGCCAGCAGACAGCATCATCGACGCATAGGTGTGGCGGCTCTGATAGGGTCGCCGATACCTTACCCCCGACTTTTTCATGGCTGGTGTCCATATCACCCGGTAGATGTACCCGGCATGCTTCCAGGGTTCGTTCGTGATCGGGTTCAGGAAGATTCTACCGCCAGCAAGGAAGGTCAGCTCTTTTTGCTTCAGCAATGCCTCTCGCGCCGGGGCCAGCAACTTCACGGTGCGCCTTCCCGAAGCCGTCTTGGTGGACTCGGGTTCCTTTGCGGCTCGGGTCTTGGCCCGGACGATCCTTATTTCCCCCGCGATCCAATCGATATCCCCCCACTCCAACGCAATGAGTTCGCTGGGCCTGAGCCCCGTCCAGAAAGAAAACTGCAGCTGAGGCCAAGTGTCACCGCGCGCGGCCGCTAGAATTGCCAGCTGCTCCTCCCGGGTGAACGGATCGACATCATCCTCTTCTTTCAGCTGCTCACGGTTCTTGTAGGCCCAACCTGATAGCGGGTTTAACTCTAGGATTTCATCCTCAACAGCATCGCTCAATGCAGACCGGAAGCAGCTTTGGACGTTGGTCAGGGTTTTATTGCTGACCAGGTACGTCGCCATCTTCTCGCGAACCACCTTTTTCGAAAGCGCACTCAACGACAAACTGCCGAACATTGGAATGAGCACTGAATTGATGGTGGTCTTGTAGTAAGCCAGGGTGCTGGATTTGATAGTCGGCGCTTTCCGCTCCAGCCATTCCGTCAAATAGGTGGCAACGCTCTGCCTGTCGTCTACCAGCCGAAACGCTTCCGCACGCTTTGACTTTGGGAAAGTTGCCGCATAGTCGAATGTGCCCGCGGCAATTGAATACTCGACTGCCGCCTTGTGCTGTTCCGCCTTTTTCAGGTTAGCGGCGGTGGGCTTGAGCGAGATCCGCTCGCGGCAGCGGACGCCCTGGTACTGGAATGTGATTTCGATACTACTTGCAGATGAGGCGCGGACGCCTCCCCCATCTCTACCCATGAGTAATATCCTTCAACGTCAATCAAGATTCGGCCGTCTGGCGCTTTGCGCCAAACGAGGTGCTTCGGCCATTTGCCGTCGCGGATTTTCGTTCTGATAGCGTCAGGCGTATACCCCGATTCGCGGGAGAACTGCTCAACGGTTTTGTACCTCACCATGGTGACTCCATGGCCGCCCAGTGGCGGCAGAAGGGGTTATTCGTCGTCTTCGTCAGCGGTGCGCCCGGTAAGCTCGCGCGCGAATGCCGTCCATTTTTCCTGGTCTTCGGTGCTCATCTCGTTCCAGTTGCCCGCCACGTCCGATGAGAGGACCTCGCCGGCCTTGAACACCAAGGTCCCGCAGTTGCTACCGAGGTCTTCGTCGGCGAAGCGCACGGTAATCTCCGATTCTGGGTGCAGCGCAGAGAGCGCTTGGAACACTGGCTTTGGGCAAGCCCAGGCGGTGTCGAATTGAAGGATGCCTTCGTCAAGGTCGGCCAGCTGGTCGTAGGCGTTCCACTTGGTGCCCCATTTGTCGATGGCGAAGTCCAAGGTATGCAAGTAGCCGGTAGCCCGCTTGTTGCGCAGCATCTGGACGAATTGTTCGAACTGCTCATCGCTGCAGCCAGCTACCGAGGCCCGCGACCTGCTATCCCGTTGCATGTGCGCAATCAGCGGGTGATCGTTAAGGGGAGCGCCGCTGATCGCCTCGGCACAGGTCTCGGCCAGACCATCGATGCCATTCCACTCAAACTTCCCGGTGAAGGGGATGATGGTGTTGAAATCGATCCGGCCCTCTGCGTTCAGCAGGGTGGCCAGCACTTCCTTCGGGGCTTGGACTTTGTTGGTGATGTGGTTGGGCATGGCAATGCTCCGCCCGCCGGTCGCCGGCAGGCTCAAGTTGAAGTGAGGGGGTTATGCTGGCTTGGTCGGGTTCTGTCGCTTGCGCGCGGCGAGCACCAGGGCTTTCGAGGCCTTGGCCACGCCATCGACTACGTCTTCGGGAAGAATGGCGGTATTGCAGTGCGGGCACAGCGGTGCGGTCTTGGTGCTGCGCCAAGCCTCGTCCAAAACCTTGGCTGCCCGACTGCGTACCTGGAACTGTTCGGCTTCGGCCAATTCGTGGTGACGGCGCTTGAGTGAGGCGGCTCCAGCGCTGAAAACCTCCACCAGCCCGAGGAATGCGTCGAACGGCTCAACCTCGGCCTCGCAGTCGCTGCACCAGCACCGACGCTCTTTGTCGTCGTAGACGATCTTCTTGTGCTTGCACGACGATGAAGGCCGGCGGGTCAGGCCTCGGGCAACCCGCAAATCCTCGATCTGCACCACTTTCACGCCGTAGATGTAGTCCTGGGGTTCGATAGGTGCGCTCATGCCGCCTCCTGCCCGCGCTGCCACCAGTGCCAGGCTCTGGCCAGATACCGGTCCAGATAGCTGCCGTTGGTGATGCGCTGGCTCTGGCACCACTGGACGGTGCAGTTGTTATCCTCGGCGTAGGCCTGTTCGAAGTTGCCGCGGCTGATCATGGCATGGCTCTCCCGATCTCTGATGCTGCTCGGGTAATAGCGCGGCAAGTTGCCTTAATCTTGTTTCCGCCTCGGTAGCATATGGCTAGTACATCCTTTAGCTTTCCGGGATTGCCGCGCCGATCTACCCACTTCACCGCAACGGTATCATCGCCAAACTCAATATCAATGTTCAGCAGGACCGCAAGGGTGAGGGCGTGATCCTTGAACTCCAGAGGGCTAAACCATCCGCTGAAACCTTCAGCGGTGAATTTCCTGTGGTCACCCTTGAATGAAGGCTCCCACGCTTGCGCGCCAACTGCCTTGGCCGCCAGTTCCACTATTTCACGATCTTCAGACATAACGAATACCTCACCGCCAAAGCGGCAGACAAATTAGAAGGTGGTGTAGATCTGGAGTTATCGGGCGACGACTGCAGATTGGCGAATGGCGCGACCCAGGAGCGGGCCGGCGATGCATGAGGCGGCGAACCAGGCGCCGAGGTAGGGGAGTAGGGTCATCAACCGGCCCTCACTGGGCCGTATTCCCATGGCTTGGCGCGGATCGACACCATCGCGGAGATATTGGCCTCCCAAACCCTGTGCCTCCAGTTGCCCCATGCGCCATTCGGTGTAGCGCCCAAGCCCGTTTGGCCCATGCCGCTGCAACTCCACAAGGATCCAGCCTTTTTAATGCGTGGCTTGCTCACGATTTCTTCCCCCGTGCTATCGCCAGCCGCTCTACAGGGCTGAGCTGTCCGTAACCTACGATTCTTTTTAGAAGGCCGGCTGCTTCCAGCTCGGCTATGCGCTTGAGTTGTTGCTGTGGGGTGGGGGTCATGCGTCAATCTCCGCACATGCAGTCGGCGATATCTTCTTGAGCAAAATCGAGGTCTAGCGATATTTGTCGGCCCAGCTGTTCGGCCATCCAGGCCAGGGTTTTATAGTTCGGGCGGTCGCGCCTGAATACCTGGCCGGTGCGCTCTTCAGCGTCGATCCACCAGCGAGCTGACTCGGGGTTTTCAACGATGGCACGCAGGATTTTGTCCGGCGACTTAAGGAAGCAGAGGTCGCAGTTACCCAGGTCTGAATCGATGCCAAGGTCGAAGAGCTGGCGCGCCCAGAAGCTATTTACGTCAGCTTTCAGCACGCCGGCCTGGAACATCGGCGTGACGTTTTCCCAACGATTGCCGCCTTTTTCGTTGGCAGCCATCATGCGGTGGTATCGCCGCGGCTCATCTGCGCGAATTCCAATGATCGCATCCCAAGAGCTCAGCCCCAGAACGTCACGCATGAACCAGGTGCTGGCCTTGATCTTCATGCGGTCGGTGCACATGCGATTGACCGGGTTCGGCAGGATCGCGGGCTCGTCTTTTTCCTCTCGCCGATAATCCGTGTAGTACTTCAGCATCAAGTCGAAAGGCTCGCCGTTCCTGCTGGCGGTCTCGTAACTGACAACCTTCCAGCTCAGGCCCTGTCCGTAAACTGCATCAAATTCGAGCCAGGTGATGGGCACATCCCAATGCCGCTGGCACCTATGGATGAAGTCGAGAGTCTCGTCGCGTTCTTTCCCGGTGTTCTGGAACGTGACGTGAACCCCTGCCGGCAGCTGGCCGCCGTGCGCTTCGAGGATGTGATAGAGCATGTAGCCGGAGCTTCGGCCGCCACTGAAGCCGATCTGCGCGGGCCCGGTGATGTGATAGGGGTTCATGGGGCATTCCTTTCGGACAGCCGCCCGCCTGCCGAGGCGTTCAGCGTTATAGGTGAAGGTAAGGGGAGGGTTAGGCGGCTGCGGCTACCGGTTCGGCCAGGGCCTGCTGCACCGCAGCGATGATGCGTTCGAGGTAGACGTAGTCGGGGTTTGGCTCCGTAGCGTCGTTGTCCGATGCCAAGTGCCACCACTCATCACCGAACAGCTTGGTCATCAGCTCGCTGTGCGCGCCATGGAGGTGGTCGATGGATCCAGAATCCCTCAGATCTTCGGCCTCGTCGTACAGCTCGCGCGCTTCGTCCCGGTCATAGCAGAACGTTCTGCGCTGCCTCAGCACCTGGCGCCGCGCCTTTTCGGCAAGCGCCTCACCACTGAATTGCCGCGAGCGCATCTGCGAATCGAAATAGCCGATGATGTAGTTCGCATTGAGCTCGCGGAAGAACTGGCCGACGGTCATGCCGTCCCACATTCCACCCCAGAACGCCGTCCAGCTTTTGCCCCAGCAGCTGACAGTGATCTTGCCGCGCTTGGGCTCGAAGTCTTCGAGGAACACCGTGATAGGGTCCAGGTTCACGGCGCCAGTGATGTACAGCTTGGTCACAGTCGAGGTCTCGACCTTCATGGCAATCTCCCGTTATGCTGCTTTGCGCTGCTCAAGGACTGCCTGGCGCGCCGCTTCGAGTTCGCTGGACAGTATCTCGACAGCACCCTCTGCCTGCGAGCCGTCGGGCTTGAGCTGGAACCCTAGGTGCAGGTAGGCGACGCCGTCGTGCTGGAAGAAGACGCCGCCGGACAGCCACACGCTGCCCCAGTCGATGCCGATCGCCTTCCACACATCGTCCTTGCTGATCCTGTCCGGGCAATGCTCTTTCCACAGCGCCTGCAGCCGTTCGTGCTCGGCCTTGTAGGCCGCGCGCGCTTCCTTGGTAGCACCTTTTCCCGGCTTCGCAGCACTGCGCAAGGCGCGGTAACCGTACTCGTCCGGGCGGCACCAGTGCACATCCAGGTCGCGGCTGGCGCTGATCTTCACGCCGCCGACGTAGTTGTCGTTGCCGGAATGCATCGGCGAGCCCGGGCCGCCAAACACGTCCTTCAGCTTTTCGCGCTTGGCATCGAACCCGGCACGCTTGGCGTCCCAGGCTTGGATCGCGGCCATCACGGCCGGGGCGGTGGTCTTGTAGAAGTAGCTGCTCATGGCAATCTCCATTGCAGGCGCCATCACCGATATCTCGGTGAGTGGCAAATTGGGTGGGGATGGGGTTGAATGCGTTCTTCGCTTATGCAAGCTGGGATAGCCAAAAATGGAACTGATGGTCGCCACTAAGGCGTTTTGCAGCCTTGCATCTGTAATTTCAGGATTTGTTTCCTGTGCGTATTGGTACCGATCATCTATAGCCGAAGTTCCTTTTTCGGACATCACACCAGGTACAGATGAAATTGGTATTGAGGTTGATGGCAAAGAGGTTGCGGTGTTCGCTTCTTCTAGACTGCAGAGTCGCCTGGGCTCAAAGGGTGCACTCGCTGCTGCAGTTGCCGCGCTCTTTCAGCTGATTCCAATGCTGTATGACCTATGGATCGTTATATCCGCTCCGGCCGGATAACCTCATCTCCCGAATCCTGCGTGATCATCAGCATGCTCTTGCGCTCAAAGGCCAGCGCCACAGAATGCGTAGGTACGTATTTGTGGCGCGGCACTTCGAGCAACGCCCGGGCCCGCTCAGGCCCCAGCCCATGCAGATGATGAATCATCAGCGTCAGCGCCTCGCCCTGTTCCTCGATCTCTGCCCACTGCATCAGCTCGGCCAGCGCCTGCTTGGTGCCGGGCCTGACCTTGAGGCGGAGGTCTTCCTCTTGCAGCCTGGCCGCCTTGCTGCGCCGTGTGACGTCACGCTGCTGCTGATTCATCGCCATGGCGGTCTCCGTTGCGCTTGAACTGGGTGCCCGGGCCGTAGCCCATCAGGTCGCACACGCGATTGATGATCCGCAGGGCCGCGTCGAACACGAGGGCGTCGTCACGCTCGCGCGCCAGGCGCCGCATGCTCGGCTGGCTCTCCAGACAGACCTTGTCCACCAAGCGATGGGCCAGCGCCCGAAGCTCGTCGGCGCTGTCGTGGTTGCGCAGACTCAGCGCGAACGAGAGTGCCACATCTTCAGGCTGGTACTTCCCGCCGCTGCGGGTGTTGTAGAGCTTCTTGACCGACTTCATCCAGTCGGGAAGGGTCACGACTCCAGAGGGTGCTTTTTCCATTGTCAGGCTCCTTCAAGCCGCTGGGTTGGAGGTGGAATTGCTCTTGCCGTCGCTGCCAGGCCGGGCGACGTGGTGGGCGCTTCAAAACTTGCTCCCGCCGAACGCCAGCACGATCTGGAACTTCGCGGCGATCTGCTCGACCTGCGGGGTTGTCAGCTTCTCGCCGTCGGTACGCAGCTTGTTGCGCACTTCAACCGCAGTGCGCCGGACGTCGCCGTGAGCGGTCTTGACCAGTGCGTAGCCCCGAATGAGGCCCGCCAACTGCCGCTCCTTCTCCGTGAAGCTGCGGCGCGCGTCCTTGCGCTGGGTGATGGCACCATTCCAGCTGGCGGGCTTGTGCGGGGCTGTCTCGCACAGGCCGCATTCCTGAACCTGGCCTCCAGACATGAAGAAGGCCGCTTTTGCGGCCTCCAGTTCGGCTTGGCGCTGGGCGCCTGCGTGGATTTGTGGGTCGATCATGGATTCACCATCAGCGCTCGAGCGCTTTCCGCACGAATGGGTCAAGGTCAGGTTGGCGCATCAGCCAGGCGCGGTAATCACCGGGCAGATCAGTGAAGGCCATGCCTTTATGCTTGCCGAAACCAATGATGGTCGGGATTCGCGCATCCTCGGAGATGGTCCAGAGCTCTTCCCAGCTTTCCACCGGGCGGCCTAGGTTCGACTCCAGCTGGTTGAGGATCGCCACCAGCAGCCGGCGGCAGTTCTTCACATCGTCCAGCGCGGCGTGGGCATTGCGCAGCAGATGGGTCGCTTCGCTTCGGTAATGCAGATAGATCATCGCCGACTGGCTGTGCGAGTCAGCCAGCGGCCAGAGCTTGCGACTGAGCGCCTGGGTGCAGATGCGTTTGATATCCGGCTGGCCGATGACACCCCAGTCGTAGTCGACGTTGTGGCCGATCAGGTAGCTGACATCGGCGGGTAACCCGAAAGAGTCATGGGGCGGACAGTTCACCAGTTCCTCGTCGAGGATGTGGCTGGTTGCCAGCGCACCAAGCTCAATCGGCTTGGCGGGCCTGTAGCGCTGAAGGAAAGTTCCAGACACCACCGGGTCATGGATGCTTTCCAGTCGAAGCCAGGCTGCCTCAACCAGTTGCGGCTGGATGAGGCCGGTAGTTTCACTGTCAAAAATGTAAGCGGTCATCGGTTAAGGCCTCAGAATGGAATTTCGTCTGTGAAGTCCGGCGCGTCGTCGCGCGGGCCTTCTTGATAACTGTGCGACTGGCCCGCCGAGCCGGACGAATCGCGCGGCCGGCGATCAACTACCGGCTTTTTCGCGATCTGCTGAACCATCTTCTCCAGCTTGGCCGGCGCGGTGCAGCGGGGATCGAGGATCTCCGACGCGGTCTTTTCTGACTCAGCGCTGAATGGCGCGAAGATTGTCGGCCGAGGGTTGCCGGTAATGCTGCTCTTCTCGATTTCCATCTGAATCAGCAGGCCTACCGGTTTGCTGGTCAGTTCAGCAAAGCTTGGTACGGTCACCTTCACGCGCTGGCCAGCATCCTTGTCCCACTTCTCGACTTCCATCGGCTTCGGATCGCCGACGGTGCGGAGCTGCATGCAGGCCATGATGGCGTTCAGCGTGGCAAAACCGCCTTCGTTACGCTTGCCCTGTTGGTAGGTCAGGTTGACGTAAAACTGGGCTTCAGCGCTGTCACGCGTCTTGTATGTGAAGCCGATACCGGTCGAACCGGTCTCCGTCTTCTCCATATATTCGGCACGGGTAAAGCTCCCGATGTACTTGCCGGCTTCGTCGATGAAGGCAGATTTGTTGTCAGCCGAGCGCGCGGCGTTCGCGTCGAGGTTGAACATTGGTGGTGCTCCTTATGCGGCCTGGGCCGGGGTGATTTCGTAGTAGGTGCAAATCGCAGCGTCGACGGCGGCCAGGTCGTTATCGATCATGTCGTCTTCGAACATGCCCATCGGGGCTTTCGTGGTGTCTGAGCCGTTGTTGCGAGTGGAGAAATAGTGATGGCCGTCCTGCACGATGGCGCGCAGGCAGATGGTCACCAAGCCTTCCAGGGTGATCTTGTCGTCGAGCATCTTGCCGACGGTCTTCATCTTGATCTGGCCGGTCTCGCTTTCCTCTGTATGGCTGAGGATGTACACGCGGACGTCGTCCGGCAGCTTAAGCAGTGCATCGAACACGTCCCAGGTGTGGCGGCCGATGTCATTGAATTTGTCGTAGCCCTTTTCCTGACTGCGGCGCATGAATTCGTTGGCCAGCACGTACTGGTAGTCGTCGATGACGATGATCTTGCGCGCCGTGCGCTTGCAGGCGCCGATGATCTTGGCGTGGTCATCGGTGATGTAGGGCTTCCACACCGCTGAGGCACGAAACGGGAGCGGCTTGCCGATCACCTGTATCAGCGCCACCTCGGCGGGGTTCATGTTGCGCAGGGCGGTGCTCTTGCCGCTCCCGGACTTCCCTAGGATCAGGGTTACAGTTGCCATGGCGGCACCTCAGTAAGGTTGGTTGTCCCATTCCCGCTCGATCTTGCGGGCTTCGTCTTCGTACTCGCGGCGGGCGTCACCGGCGAATTTCTCCGGCGTGAAGGCGCCCACCGAGGCCCAGTCAGCGCGGGCCGCCTGGCGTGGTGATAGGCTCATGTGGATGGCTCAGTAGGTGATGGAGACGGCGGGGATCTTGCGCTGGGCGATCAAGGTCACTGCCTGGCGGGCGCAGGCGTCGGTCATACCGCCAGCGACAAACGCTTCCAGCGCTGCCCGGTTGATCTTGGCCTGATGGGCCTTGTCGGCTTCGCGCGCGGCGGCTTGGCGCTTTTCCTCAGCGGCGGCCGCTGCGACACGGGCAATCTCATCGAGGCGCGCTTTCTCTGCCGCGGCTTCCTGATCGGCAATGGCTTGCAACTTTGCCCGTTCTGCCTGCTCAGCCTGCAGCTTCAGCTGCAATTCCTGCTGCTCGGCCTTGTTGCGCAGTTCCTGCTCTCTGTTCGCCGCCGCAGTACGCTCCGCCTCGGCGCTGGCATGAGCTTCCTGCTGTGCTTTCTCGGCCGCTTCGCGAGCGATAGCCGCTTCATGCTCGGCCTTCTCCCGCTCAGCCTTCTCGGCGTTGAACTTGGCGATTGCTGCCAGCTCGGCTTCGTGCTTTTGCCGCGCCGCGAGGGAGGTCCGCAGGGTTACGAGCGATGCGTCCTTTGCCCTGGCGGCATCGGCTTCGAATTCCTCCAGGTGGGCGCCGATCACGAACGCCTCAGCCTCGTCGATGCGCTGGCTGATCTGCTGCGATTCGAGATCACCAAGGCCTTCAGTCAGGCCGGACAGCCAGTTGATGCTGTCCTTGTGACCATCAATGCGCGCATCTTCGGCAGCCTGCCAGTCGTCCAGCGGCTTGCGGACTTCCTTCTGCCACGACTCCAGCATGTCCCACACCCGCTTGCGCTCGGCGTCGATCTTCTTCGGGAGCTCCTTCTGCTTCGCGGAAAGGGCCTTGCCGACGGCTTCCAAGGCGGTCTTGGACTTGGCGATCTGGTGCGCCATCGACGCGTACCGGTCTCGGCCTTTCTGCGTAGTCAGCTCGGGCAGGGTCTTCTGGAATTCGTCGACGTTGACGCGAACCTGCTGCAGCCAGGGCTCAAGACCCTTTTCCGTTGTGAAGACCTGCAGGGCGGTTTCCGCCGGCGGCACTTCGGCCAGTTCCTTTGCTTCGGACATGTCAGTTCCTCGCGCTCCGTGCGGGGCGCCATCGTTGATTGGTTGTGGTGGCGGGCAGACCAGCTCCATCTGAGCTATTGCTGCCTGGATGCGCTTCGAGCGGGTTTTGACGTAGGCGGCTTCTCGCTCAACAGCGGCGGCCGCGTCGTAGCTGTGGAACAGTGGCTCCGAATTGACTCGGGGATTCCCCCACTGATCAAGATCGAAGCGCCGGTCCATCTCCCGCGCCTGGGCGCTTTCGGCGTAGACTGATGCGTCATCCATGGGGCACCTCAGGAAGTGATGCGACCAGCCAGTGCGCTGAGCGTCATCAAGAGGGTGAAAAGGGAGATAGCGAGGCCTGAGCCGCGCCACAGCGCGATGCGCTTGGCTTTCTGGTATCGGGTCACAGTTCCACCAGCCTGCCGCGAGGGTCGATTCCCCAACTGCCTTCCATGAAGGCGCTGTTGTCGCGAAGAAGATGTGGTTCGCTCAGTACCCAGGCACCTTTGACCGGCTTGCGCAGGTCACGAACGAGCGTCTCGCGAGGGAGCTGTAGGGCGGCGTCGAGGGTCAGCTCGTCCACCTGCTCGTCAATCAGGGTTTTCACGATCGGCGTCGTCATGCTGCGATCCCCACTTTTTCCATCATGCGGCGGCGAACTTCACGCTGAGCCGCCAGCACCTGGTGGTGGAACTCGGTGAATTCAGCGGGGGAGATTGCCCCGCCTTCGAGCAGGCCGCCCAGGTAGCCCCGGGCTTCGGCCAGATCTTCTTCCGCAATCAGCCGGTCAGGGATAAGCGAGTCGCTGATCAACCGGTCGAGCTTCTCGCGCATGTAATCGTTCATGGTCGCCTCCGTGGCGGCTGGGTGGGTTAGTCGGTGTAGGCGATGTACTTGAAGTGGCCGTCTTTGAATCGCTCGAAGCGACCGCCGAATGTGCCGCGCACCTCCTTTTCCACTTCCTCGCGGGTCATGTGGGTCGGGTAGACGCCTTCCTTGATCATTGAGCTGCTGCTATGCAGCTTTGCCACCCAGTCGATCTTGGTGGGGTCAAGCACTCGCGGCTTGGTTTGGACGTAGGGCAAGTCGCCCATGCTGATGCTGGAAATTTCGCGAACGCACAGAGGGTCGTCCGCCGCACGCCAGCCGCATTCACGACAGCACATGTCGGCGTTTTCATGCCCCCAGCAGGGAGCTGATAGGTGGCAGCTACAGTTGGTGACCTTTTCCAATTCGATGGCACCATCGCAGCCGTCCCGGCCGCAGGTATCGCCTTCGCAATATCCGAGTTCCATGGGGTTATTCCTCATGACCGCATTGGTCGGATGCCAGGCGTGCAGGGACCAAGCTGGGCGTGAATAGCCAGCCTGGCACCCGCCGATGCGGTCGCATGGGTTGGGGTAGGGGTAATGCAGGGGGCCGCATTGCGCGGTGCAGAATCTTCCGCATCCCGCTGCGCACTCTCTGAATGCGCAGGAGGATGGTTCAGGCGGCAGCTTTGCAGTCGGCCGCTGTCATCCGTTGTCCGTCCTCCAGCTCGACGACGTGCACGCCATTGGTATAGCCGCGCTCTGCGTTGAGCCTGTTCGCCTCGCGGACGCAGGCGGCCAGGTCGCCGTCGGTAAATACCTGCAGCTCGCCGCGCAGGGTGATGCGAAGTACCTTATTCATGCTGCTCTCCCTAGATTTCCAAAACGCCCGGTCGCCCAGGCGCTTCAGAAATCGTTCGGTCATGCAGCCAGCGCTTTCAACTTTTTGCGGCAGTCGGTCATTTCCGCGTAGCAGCGTTTTGCCTCGGCCGGGTCGCCCTTGCGCAGCGCCTGTACCGCCCAGCGTTTCCACTCAGAAATGAAAAACTCCAGGTCCAGCTTGATGGCAGCGGTTTCGTTGATGAACTGGCCTTTCTCGTTTCGGTAAACCATTGCGAATCCCTCCGGTTGATTTCCCGGATGCCACTCACTGAATGGCACCTGGTGAAATCCCGGCCTCGCTACTGGCGACAGGCCGGGGTATTGCGTAATCAGTGTCTTGCTTGGGGTGGGCCTACCTTCCGGCCAATGCGCGGTGACATCGACGACCCTGCTGTCCGCTGCCTGTTAGGTACTGGGCGCAGCCTTCAGGCTTTCTGCGCCGCACTGGTGAATCGCTGACTACTTCATGGCTTGCTTCCTCCTATTGGTGTTCTGGAAGCGTTGCGGCGAGTAATATCGAAGCAATCGCTCAAGGGAATGGGATATGGCTACTGACTGGCTCACGGAGCAGCTACGCATAGCGTTCATCAAGATCAACGCAAAAGCTGACAGGGCTGCCGCTAATGAAAAAAAGCGGCAGGCACGCAAGCAATCAAAACTGCGAGCGAAGGCCATAGCGAAAGCTGCTGAAGAGTCCGCCAAATTCGCGCAAAGCCAGAAAATCAGGCCGTGCCGAGAGTGCGGGAAGCCTGCAAAAGCAGATCCAGAGTTCTTTTTGAATCCTGTGATGTGCCAGCGGTGTAAAGACCGATCTCGCGATGTTGACCTTGGCATTCACCCTAGAAAGCGCGATGACTTCTCGGAAATCACCGTGTTTAAGGGTGGTGCGCCCGGCCTTGGCCGTCGCAAGTAACCAGGCACGCAACTGGCGTCTACCTGGTCCATTTCACTGCATGTCGATCAGCCCACCGTGCCGCCGTATGTCGTGCGGCTCCGAGTGCTGATCGCGGTCCCATCAAGATCCGAGGTCGATACGGCAACGCTTAGGGAGGCTCCTGCCTATGAGCGTGCTAGCTACCTTTCCCACCTGATGGTGTGTTGCGCTGGCTGTTAAAGAGCTGCGGGTCTGTTGAGGCCCTGGCGAGTCGCTGTGGCGTCTCGATGGGTGAACAATAAGCCAATGCCTAATCTCTTGTAAATAGGTAATGCCTAATTATTTTTATAAGGCGCTGCCGAAGAAATTTCATTCAGGCCCCGTTCACTTTTCCTACGCGCGCCGCTATGCTTCCGCCATTACTGGATGGATATACAGCTTTGGAGGTGCGGTATGGCAGTGCAGAGCGAGGCGGCGCAACAGGAGCGCCAGGGAATGTTAGGGATGGAGCGGCTGAGCCTGCGGGTGTCCGAGATGATCAACCACCCGATTGCGCAACTGCAGCGCTGGGTGCTGATTCACCGGCTCGATAGCGACGGGGACCAGGAGTGGGAGGAGGCGCTGAGCCAGATGGCCGCGACCGACGAGCTGGAGCTGGAGTACCGCGACGACGGTAGCGTGCTGGTGCGCTGGGAAGAGCCGGAGAAGACGGGAACGCCAGGTGTGGACGAGTGGGAAAAGGTAGAAGAGGAGGCGCCCTTTTGAATCCGCCTAAGCACCCATGCTAATCTCCTGCGTCGATTTCGGAGCGCTGCCATGGGTGTATCAGTTCAACCTGTAGAAGGCGCTGACGTGCCGCAGCATATGAGGAATGAAGGGGCGAGGTGGGCCTACCGCGTGACCAGCTGGGACGGGTCTGTGCACTACTTTCGCACTGGAGAGGAAGCCGCCAGGTTCGCTTTCAAGCTTCACCGTGAAGACAGAGCGCGCGCCGGGCTATGGGATGACACAGCCCTGTAAGGGAGCTATGTGCTTGTGGGGTGGGAATTCGTCACTGCCTCGAATTCGAGTTCCGCGTGCAGATTTTCTTCAATCTGCGAGATCAACGATTCAACCTCTTTCCCCTGCAGCTGACCGTCGAACACCAGGGCGGCAACAAAAGCCATTCTGCGTTGGTGGCGAGCTTATGCCGGCGTCGTACTTGATACGGAAACGTTAGCCCCGCGAGAAGCGGTGACGAAAGCTCTTTTCAGGATTGGATCCCATTCGTTTCCCAAGGTAGCTCTCCGGCATTCATTGCTCAGGTTCGACTGGCACCAACCCGTCCCCAGGCTCAGCGTTGAGCGCTGAGCTATCCCGGAACCCCAGGCTGAAGCTTAGGTTAATAAGAAATCCAACGAGGCCTATTTTTTCTTTACAGAAATGATTCCGTGCCTTCTTCTGGGATGCGCGTATGGTTGAGCGAATCTTCAGAGGCATCATCATGGCCGTCACCGTAAAACGAGTGGAGGGCTACGAGCTGCCTTCCTATTTTCTGATGCAAGGCCTCGCCTGCGCCTTCAAGGTTACAGCCCATGACGGCAAGGCCCACTATGTGAAGACCGATGAAGACGCTGCTCGCTTGGCGACCAGACTTCACTTGGAAGACAAGGCTGCCAATGTCGCCGCGAGCTAGGCGCCAGATACAGGAAAGCCCGCTCAGTTGCGGGCTATGGTGCTTTCTGCGCTCAGGTGCCTATGGGGAGAATGGGATGGTCAGAACCGTCGCGGGCAGCATCCCTCATTCTCTCGGCACGCGCGATCCAGCGCTCGGCGTCTGCACCCCGCAATTGCCCGCTGAGCACCAGCCCCGTGATAACGGTCATAAGCCGGTCGTATCGAGCAACGCATGGGTTGGTGTCCGAGATCACGATCGCGACCTGCAGGGAGCGGGTCACGAAAGCGTCTTCTAAGCACGAATCCTGGTCATGGGAGATCATTGGCGCTCCAGTTATTGACAACGATTCGCTCGTCCCTGGTACTCCCAAGGAATCTTGGGGCCAACTGCTCAGCGGCGGAATTTTTAGTCGAATCTTCCTCTACACCCTTACAGGGTCAACCAGCTGTTTTGAAAGTGCACACCGATCCGTTGCCACCTGCCACCAGATTTGCAGCTTCATGACCACTCGAAATTCGAGTGGAGTAGTCCAACGCGACAGCTTCCACACGTACGACCTCGACACAAAAGGCGCCTTGCCCGGCAGATAGTACCTTTTCCAGCGGCCCGAGGCTTTGGCCTGGATTTATCGGACCTAGGACCTCAACAGGCTCATCTATGGCGTTGATACGTGTCCGGTTAGCATTATAAAGCGCCAGGAAGACCCGAACGGTCTTCAGTGGCCTGGGAGCCTCACTCTTCACGGTGATCAATATTTCCGTCCGGCCCGATGCAGCGTCTAGATTTAATCCCAGAGACGGGATTGAGATCGGCGTAGCAGGGTGACCATTATTCTTCTGCTCACTTACGCAGCCGGTGAGGAAGGCCAAGCTGATGAGGAGAATTGTGCTTGTTTTCATGGAAATCCCTTTCGCTTGTGTTCCCTACAGAGATTAGCAGGGCGCGCCTGGAATACCATGCGCGCTGGAGTGTGGCGCCAGATGCCAAGCTGTCATCCGACAGGGGGCTACGGGGTCAGGCGGGATAGCTGAAACGAGAAGCCCTGCACTGTTAATGGGGGATAGGGGAGAAAAGTGCTCGCGCGATTTCGTCTAGCTGCCGATCCCGCGCTGTAATCTCTGCCTCAACGACGGCGATGGCCTGCGGGTAAGCCTTGACCATGAGCGCCAGCAATTCAAAATCCGAGAGCTTCGCCACGTTGTCGGCCATCCAGGGATATTGATCGAGCAGCAGTGCTCGCATATCAGCTGCAGTGCTGGGTAGGACCATGCTGATTTCCTCCTTTGCGAACCTAGGACTTTAGTCCAGTCTCACGCGGAGCAAATGCCGTTGATCGCCTCGGTTAAATCCCCCGGAGGAATGGAGTACGCGGCCAGGTGGGGAGGACGGAAACGAAAAGCCCGGCGCTGGGCCGGGCTCTATGGCTTTATCAGTATTTGTCTCTAAAACGCGCCGCCACCCTTGCTAGCCTTTGCATAATCAACCGATCTCTCGCCTTGCCGTGCGCATCTGGGTGCAATATAGCAATAAGGCTATACCTGTCCTCCTCGTATAGTCCCTGCGCATAGACCAGAGCCGCATCTTGGGCTGAGTCTCCCCTCGGGCACTTCCTATCAGCCTGAGGTTTTTTGGCGGGAAACTGCACCGGTGGAACTGCTAGGTGAATATGCATAAGGCCAGCACGATACGCTTCTTCCGGCTGCGTATACGCTACGTCACAGCCGAAATATTCGGGAAGTACAAGGCGATCGGAGTCGATGTAGCGAGCAAAATCCGCGACCAGATTATCTAGAAGATCAGGGTAAGCCGTCAGAATTGGCTGGAAGAGGTCTTCGTACGTTTCGGGGTTGAACTCGACTATGGATGGCATTCAAAGTCGCTTAGCTGACCAGAAGATGGAGTCGCTTGGTGGAGAGCTCAGCAAGCTCGTAAAGCCCATCCAGATCCATGTCCGACGCCACGGTTTCTGGAATGTTGATACGCTGCTTTACCATTACCGCATTCTGAGATGCACGCGAACGAGCGGTTGCCAGAGAGCGTCTGAGCGCCATCAGCTCATCGTTGATGATCGGCATGTCTGCAAATGCAGTCCATTTGTCCTTCATTGCGCTTTCGACTTCGCGAAAATTTTCTGCAATTTGTGTGAATGGCTCGCCTACGATGGCGTGCATGGGGATGTCTTCGCCACTTACTATCACATTGCCGCAGCCGGCGAGAAACTCATTGAGCTTCTTCAGCCCTGCCATAGCTTTTTTTATGCTAGCTCTGAGCTTCGCTTTTTGTAACGGCTCAAGATCTTTGGCTTCTAAATCCTTCCGGCTTTCTACGACTGCGCTTGTGGGCACAGGCGAGGCAGCAACGTGCATGAAAGACGCAGAGACTCCCAAGGCTAGGGTCAATGCAGCTTGCATCGCGAACGGTTGGCGCTTAGCCGATTTCATTTTCTGCCTCCGTTGCATCCGTGCAATACAATTGAAAAGCGAACCACCATATCCGCTTGGGTGCCGATTATCGCTATCCCACAACAGCAGTCAACAAATTCCCGCGCCACGAAATGCTAGGTTACGTTTTGTGGCGCGCGATGTGACTATAGGTCAGATGCCTGAAAACCGTAGCGGTTCAAGCATTATTTCGGCCGTACAGTGCGTTTCTTGAGGTGGTTTGCAATTGATTGCAAGCGACGAACGGAGGGCTCAGGCCCTTTCAGCTACGCTTCGCACCACCATCCCATCCCGCACCTCATCCGCATACCCTTCAGCCGCTCCGATTGGCCTTGGCAATCACCCCATCCGAGAGCCTGCTACACAGCGCTCTGATAAGTGTCTCCCTCAAATGGGGCTGATCCTGATACGAGGCAATGATTCGCCTGGCATCATGCGCCAGGTAGGTGAGGGCGTCTCTCTCGCTCTGGGCGTTACGATCCTTCGTCTGCATGGCTTATTCCCTTGTAATTTTGCTGTCCTTCACTTCATCGGCATAGCCCCGGAGCCGATCGGCCAGCACATGCAGGCTCTCAATCTTCTCCATCGCTTTCATAAAATCTTCGGGCGGAGTGTCCTTGGCCTGGCGAAACAGTTCACCGGCGAAGTCCTCGATGCGGTTGGCAGCCCCACTGAGTTCGCGGCGCAACTCTTGATTCGGCTTAGTCAGGCTCATGCTCGTCATCCTCCGGTCGGACTCGTACGATAGCGCCATCCTGAATCTCGTCTACCAACCCGCTCAGGCGCAGCTCTTCACTACGGAGGATGCTGCACATCCTGCGGACGGCCTCCGCATCTGGCTCATTGCCCGCAGCGCTGAGACGGCCGGCAATCTGGACAAGCTCGACTGCCGACCATTTCAGGTCGGAGGCGAGCCCTAGCAGGTGGCGGCGCAGCTCTTGGTTGGCCTTGGTCAGGGTCATGGTATAGCCTCGATTCAGTTAGGCGACGAAAGCCTCAGCGTCTCAAATGCATCTGCAAAACGCTTAGCCTCCATCATGCTTCGTGCATTTACTGCCCTTAGCGTAGAGCCATCCTGACGGCGCAACATCACCACAAAGCGATTCTCTCGACCGTTCTTCTGCCGGATCAGCGGGGAGGTCATGCTATTGAAGTAAAGCCGCTGCCCCATTTCTTTCGTCACCGTCGTTGCATCACCCGCAGCAATCGCCCCAGTTCCGAGCGGCACTGCGCTACCGAAGCTGGAGGTCTTCGAGATAATCCCGTTGCTGAGCAGGATATAGCGATCCGTCACCAACACGCTGGATGGGCGATTTTTGCCGGCGTCTTCGTAAAACGCCTGCTCGACGAATGATGCGGCTCGCTGCTTGTCATTGGCCGGCAGCGGCGTCGGCGAATAATCAACAACATGCGAGCCGCAGCCGGCAAGGGCGCCCGCCAACAGTACTGCGAAAATGTAGGTGCGCATTGCTTGTCCTTTTAGCCTCAGTCGTCCTTGTTAAACCGGCTGCCCGTTCCACACGTACAGCACACGCGCCAGGATATGGGTGTCGTCCACCCGAATATCCTCTGGGTCGTGGTGCTTGTTGTCCGAGATCATCTTGAAGAGCGATTTTCCCTTCTTCTGAAGGCGCTTCACGTAGAGCATCTCGTCGTGGGAGAAGAGGTAGATCCCGTCGCCTGTGAACTCGCGGATCGTGACGTCCACCAACAGCGGGTCGCGGTCCTTGATCGTCGGCGCCATCGACTGGCCCCAGCCGGTGATCATCTTGAGGTGGAAGTGCTCCTTGAAGGTCACGCCCATCTCGCGCAGGTGCCGCGGGCTGACCCTGATGTCCTGGAGCATTTCAGGGTATTCGTGTGGGATCTGGCCGCCGCCCATCGCGGCGCGCACGTCGTAGTGGGCAATCCACACCTCGTCGCCGACCTGGCCTGGGCGCGAGAAGTCGACGGTGATGACGTTGTCACCATGCTCGGCGGCTGCCGCAATGCGCTGGCGTGTTTCGGCGCTGAAGCCTTTTACCTTGGAGAGGGCAGCCCGAAGCTGATCGGCGGCTGAAACGGTCGGCACGGAGCGGAAAGTGATTCCTTCGCGGGCAACCTCGCCGACGACCTTGCCATCCTCATCCTGCAAATTTTCGTAAGAGAAGCCTGGGCGCAGCCCCCAATGCTCAGGCCCCACCACGCCAGCGAAGTACGCGATCACGTCCATGAGCTTGGACTTATCGATCCTGCCGTTTTTTACCCAGCCCTGTATCGACGGAGGCTTCACGGAGAAGTCGTCTGCGAGTTGTTTTTTGGATACGCCCTTGGCGATCCGCGCGGCCTCGATGGCAGCGCCTAAATCCGGTCCGGTAAGCATTGCCTAATTTAGCCTCTTGGAAAGATGGTTAGGCAATGGCTTGTCTTTTGATAAGGTAATGCCTTATATTCACAGCGCAATCTCCAGGAGAGAACTCATGAAATCAGCAGAAGCAGCCAAAGAAGCATCCCGCCTGCTGGGCAGCCAAGCGGAAATGGCTCGGCGCCTGCGGGTTACTGCACCAACTGTGAACCAGTGGTGCTCAGGGGAGCGCTCGGTCCCAGCGAAGCGCGCACTTGAAATCGAGGCATTGACGGAAGGCGCAATCAATCGCGCCGACCTCTGCCCATCTTTTCCGTGGGGGCAGGTGACGCCTACTCCCAGTCTTTCCGCCGCCTAACCACTTCAACCGCCACCAAGGAAGCCCCTATGTACGACGAGCCACGCCATTTGAAAGACCGGGAGATCAAGTCCCGCTACGACGATGAAACCTACGAGGCCCTCAAGGCTGTCGCGAAGCTCCACAAGCTTCAGCTCGCTGTCTTCGTGCGCATGTGCGTTGAGGAAAAACTGGAAAGCATCATCGAGACCGATGTTACCGACAAACGCCAACTGGCCTGAAGTCCCGGAAGGAGGCCTCTGTGCCTGAAACCACGATCTGCCATGGGATCGATGGAAGGCTCTATGAAAAGCTCGAACGGTTGGCGAAGGCGAGAGGTATGACGCCAGAGCAATTGGCCGCTCAGCTTGGAACAGAACGTTTCTTCGAAAAAACCAGGCCAAAAGGTGCCGGAAAGATTCGGAACCTGCCAGTAGCAAAGCGCAGCCCGCCGCAGGACTCAACAGTCCCTGAAAAGGTAGAGGGAGGGACTGATGAAGACCTCGAATAGCTGCTCCACCAAATCGCAGGCACAAAAAAGCCGGGGCGCAATCCCGGCTCTTTCAACTGCATACGTAACAACACTGTGAGGCCGATTATGCACACCTCGAATCATGATGTACAGGCCCTCAAACGGCCCGCGCCACGAAACGATAGCTACGAAAACGTGGCGCGCACGATGTCTTCGCGAGAAATCGCCAAGCTCACCGGCAAGGCGCACAAGCATGTGCTCGCCGATATCCGAGCGATGCTCAAAGAACTGGAAATTGACTGGGCCGATTGTTCGGCTCAGTACCAGGACAGCACTGGGCGCTCCCTTCCGTGTTTCAACTTGAACCGCGACCTGACCGACACGCTACTGACTGGCTACAGCGCCAAGATGCGCCTCGCCGTGATCCGCCGCTGGCGCGAATTGGAGCAGCAGGACGGCGCGCGCCAGGCTGTAGCGGTGAATGGAACCAAGGTCATCGGCGAGCTGGCCATCATGGAGTGCTTCACGCGCCTGCTGAAGCCTGCGCCGTCGAGCCAGATGCTCATGCTCACGAAGATCGCCGAGAACAACGGCCTGGACCCGAAGTTTCTCCCAGGCTACGCCGTCGATGCCGCGCCCGATGCCGCCGGTGGTAGCTCCATGCCCACCAAGTCAGCCACCGCGCTGCTGAAAGACCACGATATCCGCATGTCGCCTGCGATTTTCAACCGCTCCCTGGCGGCTGCTGGCCTGCTCAAGGTCATGCAGCGCAAGAACTCCAAGCAGGAAATGGTCGACTTCTGGTCGATCACCGACAAGGGCCTGCGCTACGGCAAGAACCTCACCAGTCCCCAATCCCCACGCGAGACGCAGCCTCACTGGTACGTGGATCGCTTTCTTGAGCTTGCCGGGCTTATCGGCAAAGGACGTCCATGATGGCCAGATCCCGCAACATCAAGCCGGGGTTCTTCTCGAACGAACACCTGGCCGAACTGGACTTCGCCACCCGCCTGCTGTTTATCGGCATGTGGACCGAGGCCGACCGGGAAGGGCGCCTGGAAGATCGCCCGCGCCGCCTGAAAATGGCGCTGTTCCCCGCCGACAACGTCGACATCGAATTCATGCTCAACGGCCTGCAGTCCTACGGGTTCATTCGGCGCTACGTCGCCAATGGCTGCCGGGCTATCCAGATCGTGAGCTGGGCCAAGCACCAGAACCCCCATGTGAAAGAGGCTCAAAGCACCATTCCTGCTGAGGTTTTCGAGCCAGCACCGGACTGGTATGAGGAAAGCACCATGCAAGCACCAGACTCGCATGGTTCTTTCCCGGCTGATTCCCTCTCTCTTGATTCCCTCTCTTCTGATTCTCTGATTCCCGCTTCTCCGATCGAAGATCAAAATCTCTTGCCAGTCGCTGGCGCTCCGGCGGCGTCGAACGTGAAGGTGCTGAAGCCCAGGGCGACACGGCAGAAGACCGAGGCGCAGATCGCCAACACCAACACCTGGGACGCGTACACCATCGCCTATCTGGAGCGCTACGGCGTCGAGCCAGTGCGCAACGCGAAGGTGAACGCGCAGATCGCCCAGCTTGTTCAACGCCTCGGGGCTGAAGAGGCCCCGCAGGTCGCCATGTTCTACGTCACGGTGAACGACTCGTTCTTTATCCGCGCCTCGCACGAACTGGGCCTGCTGGTGGCGCGCGCCGAGGGCATCCGCACCCAGTGGCTCACCGGCCGCCAGGTCAATGCCGTGACCGCCCGCCAGATGGAGAACACCCAGGCGAACATCAACGCCGCCAAGCAGGCTGCTCAGAACATCCGCGAGGGAGGGCCGCGCAATGCTTTCCTCTGAAGAAGTGGCACAACTGGCCGGCGCCATCTGCGCAACCGCCGAAACCCTGGGCCAGACCATCAGTGCCACGGCTGCTGAGCTGATGGCCGGCGACCTGGCTGAGTTCTCGACGCAGGACATCCGTACCGCGCTGCAGGCCTGCCGCCGGGAGCTTACCGGCAAGCTGACCCTGGCTGCCGTGCTCCAGCGCATCCAGGCCGAAGATGGCCGCCCGGGCCGCGACGAGGCATGGGCCATCGCCCTGGCATCGAGCGACGAGTTCAACACCGTGGTGATGACCGACGAAATTCAGCTGGCCCTGAACGCCGCTCGCCCGGTGCTGGAGGCTGGCGACAAGATCGGCGCCCGCATGGCGTTCATCAGCGCCTACGACCGCTTCGTGTATGACGCCCGCGCCGCGGCAACGCCGGTGAAGTGGAATCTGTCCATGGGTTTCGACCCAGCACGTCGAATCGCCGCCGTCACCGCCGCCGTGCAGCTCCAGCGCATCCCGCAGGAACGCGCATCGCTGCTGCTGGCCGATTTGAGCCATGAACCGATCACTGAGGATGGCCGCGCTATCTCCGGCCTGCTGACGGGCACCGTGGCTCGTCCAAACGCGAAGCTGCGCGAGAAGCTCAAGGCCGTGAAGGACAGCATGCTCGCCATGCGCTCCGCCAGCGCCGAAGAAAAGCTTCATCTGAAGATCGCCGCCGCCAACGACCTGGCCGCGCGCCGGGCTCTGCTGATCCAGCAATCGCAAGGGGAGATCCAGCCATGACCACTTCCCGAACCCAATTCGAATCCTGGTACCAACAACACTTCGGCCACTCCCTGTACCTGGAAACCAGTGACAGCGGGGTTTACCTGAGCACGGCCACGGGGAATCTGTTCGCGGCCTGGGAGGCGTCCTGTGAGGCGCTGCTGAAAAAGCAAGCCCAGGAACAAGAAGAGTTCATCGCCCACCTTGCCGACTTTGAGCACGAGGACACTTTCCATGGCTGACTATCAGGAATTGAAGCGCCTGGCCGAGGCTGCAAACGCAGTTTTAGGCGATGTTGCCATTGAGATGACGATCAGCGGCGAGCGCGGGCCCAACCAGTCCGAGATCAATGCGGTGGCCGCGTTCACGGGCGCTGCCAACCCTGCCGCCGTGCTGGCGCTGATCGCGGAGATTGAGCGCGTGACCAGTCAGAGCCAGAGGTTGCGTGCAGGCGTTGACGAAGACCTGGCCGAGATAGACCGAATTCAGGCCGCTTACGACGAACTGTTCCGCAGCAAGCGCAACTATCGCATGCAGCGCGATCAGGCAAAGGATGAGCGCGACCAGCTCAAGGCCGAGGTCGAGGCGCTGCGCAAAGAGCGCGCCAAGTTGGCTGAGGACAAGCGGGGCCTGCTGGAAGACTTCGGAGGTCTGCTATGACCGAGTTCATCATGCGCAACGCCCAGGACACCAGCCGCCTGCTGGGCATCATCCACGGCACCGACTTCACCAAGCCCAAGAAGATCGTCATCAAGGACCTGGACCGCAGCGGCGAGCAGAACAAGCTGCTTCACGCCCGGCTGACCGATATCGCCAGCCAGGTGGAGCACGCCGGCAAGAAGTGGGACGTGCTGATCTGGAAGCGCCTGCTGACGGCTGCCTGGCTGCGCGAGGCCGGCGAACGGCCGCAGATGATACCGGCGCTCGACGGGCACGGCTTCGACGTCGTCTACGAGCGCACCAGCAAGCTCACCGTGAAGCAGTGCGCCGAGCTGCTGGACTGGATCGAATGCTTCGGTGGCGAGCACCAGGTGCGCTGGACGGCCAAGGATCATTGGGGAGGGCGGTACTGATGGGGCATCAATTCACAGCGGGGGACCTTGCGATCATCGTCTGCTCAAACAGAGGGACCTCTCCCAACATTGGCAAGGCCGTGAGCCTCACGATCAAGCTTGCAACTGAAGCTGGCTTCAACCTGCCAGATGGTCGGCATTTGAAAAACAAAGGCCCCGAGTGCTGGCTGGTAGAGGGGAACGAGCTGTCTGCAAGCCTGAGCAGTGGGGGTTGGGTCGATCTTGGCGGTGTTGCGCTGGTTGAGGAGCGCCATTTGATGCCCCTGCGCGGTGACTTCGCCCCTGAGCAGCAGAAGGCCAAGGAGGCAGAGACATGCTAACTGCCAAACAGCCGCGCCCGAAAAAGTGCCGTAACGCCGCCTGCGCCACCAAGTTCATCCCCCAGCGCCTGGGCCAGGCCGTATGCAGCCCGGCCTGCGCGCTGGCGACGGCGCCGGTGAACCGCGAGACGGCGCGCAAGTCGCTGTCCACGATAGAGCGCCGCGAGATCAAGGTCCGCAAGGAGAAGCTCAAGTCCAAGGGCGAGCATATGAAGGACGCCCAGCGCGCCTTCAACGAGTACATACGGGCCCGCGACCAGCTTGCCGGCCACGCGTGCATCTCCAGCGGCAAGCCATTGGACTGGTCCGGCAACGCGGTGGACGCCGGCCACTACCGCAGCGTCGGCGCCGCGCCGCACCTTAGGTTCGACGAGCGCAACTGTCACGCCCAATCGAAGCAGGACAACCGGTTCCTGTCGGGCAACGCGGTGGACTATCGGGTCGGCCTGATCGCGCGCATCGGCCTGGCCGAGGTGGAATCGCTGGAGGCTGACCAATCCGTTCGCAAGTACACCATTGCAGACCTGAAGGCCATCACGGCGGCCTATCGGGCGAAGACCAGAGCACTACAAGGGGAAGCGGCATGAAGATCAACTCAGCACGTTTGGCCTGGCACGACTGCACCTATACCGAGACGCGCGGCGGCCTCTCCGGCCTGGAGCAGCAGTGCCTGCTTGGTACCGCGGTGCAGACCACTGATAAGGGCGTTACCGCGAACGTCGCAGTGCACGGCGCGCTGGCAGGCTGGGTTCAGTCGGCAATCGCCAAGCTTCACCCGCAGGTGCGTGTGTTCGGCGACTTCATGTACGCGCCTCAGCCGGACAAGCGCCACGCCGACGATATCCGAGAGGCGGCGGAGGAGGTGGTGTTCGGCATCGTGGTTTCGAAATCTCCTCGCATGACCGCCGGCAAGCGCGAGAAGCTTGATTACGTGGTGAAGGGGGTAATGCGCCGGTACCGCTACATGCACCAGGGCGGCCAGTCGGCCAACGAAGACCCGCTTGCCAATGCTGAGAAGTTCCGGAGCTGGTTGTGGGCCGAGTTCGGGTGCAGGCTGGAATCGTGCGGCTGGGCCCGCGACTGGGAACCCTTCATTGCGCGCGCTTTCGATTGCTGCGAAGACCTCGACCGGCTGGCGTTGAGCCCGGTGGCAGCAGTGCTATATCAGATGAAAGAGGCGGCCTGAATGTCCTGTTGAGTCCGTCTGTGTTCGGGTAGATTTTTAGCTATTGACTTCCCGCACGGCTGACGGCATCATTTCGCCACATTGAGTATTTTGCCTACGGCAACTTGCTCCGAAGAGCCCGGCCACTGCGTCGGGCTTTTTTGTGGGCGGCTGTCTTACGGACTCAAGGTTTTCCATTCTCGGCCGATGACACCTCTGTATTCAACTATCCGAGGTGGCCGGTATGAGCTTTTGGGACAGTATTGGAAGTGTTGCAAAGGGATTGATCGAGATCGGACCCCTGAAGATTGATAACGACACCGTCGAGAAGGTTGTAGGCGCCGGAGCTGTACTGATCGCTGGCTATGCCACCTACAAGGTCTTGTCGGACAAGAGTGCCGCAGAAAACGTTGCGACTGTGATTCGCCAAAATCCACCAACAGGCTCTGCGGATACACAGCCAAGTCAAAATCCTAAAATGCCTACTTGCGCCGAATTAGGCGAAATGATCACCAAATCCTTTGGGCCGCTTCCGCCACGCTAACGCTTAATGATTCGCAAGCCTCGCCATCGTGCGGGGCTTTATGCATCTGGCGTGCTGAAATTTGGCACTCGGACATCCTGGTCTACAGTGAATCTATCCAATGGAGGGATTCACATGCGTAATTTGGTAGTCGTGTCTGTTCTTGCACTGCTGGTGGGCTGCTCCACCTCAAAGCCGATCGGCACTGAGGCGCCAGAAAGTACCTTCACCAGCAGTAAGACGGCATCTCAATTTCTGGTGTGCATACTGCCCAAATGGCAGATTTATCGCACCAAGTCCTCTGTGAACAAGATTCAGGGCGGTTATAGCCTAGCGCTTGGCGATAGCTACCAGGCTGACGATCTCTTGGTGATCAAAGACAGTAGTGGCGGGAGCGTCATCGAGCACTACCATCGAAAGTCCTGGTTTCACTTCATGGAAGGCGGTTCGCATGAGGAAGATATCCATGCCTGCCTCTGAGTGAGCCTGATCTACATTTCCGGCCCCTCCACACCTAGCGCCAAGCTGGGAGTGCTGCAGGGGCTTTTTCGTTTTTGCGTTGTGCAGAGACCACAGCCAGGGTGGACCCTACGGGGCGGCCTGGACACGGAATAGCCGGTAGTCACGTGATACGGGAAGAACACCGGCAGCCCGCGAATTCCTCCTCATTGCAATCCGGGGAGTTGCGCGAGGCCGAACAGGCGAGACCGATGCAATTGGGCGTTGGCGCAGGGGAGGCCTTTGGCGGACAGGCGTGGAAAGACACGCGCATATTTCAGGAGGGTCGCCCAGGCGGCCTTTTTTATTGCCTACGAAAACCCGAGGCGCGTTCGAGGATTGAGCAGTGGATTTCAGCCCCGCATCGATCCTCACTTGGTCGCAGTTCGGATTGCTCGGCATGTTCGGTGGGCTGGCCAGTTACTTCTGGCCCCCATCGACCGACATGCGCTTCGAGTGGAAGCTGTTCCTGGGCAAGCTGGTCATCTCCTTTTTCCTCGGCAAGGTCGCGGGCGAGTTCATCTCCGTCGACTACGCCTATCGCTCGGGCCTGATCCCAGTGCTCGGTTTCTTCGCACACCCGGTCCTCGGATTAATTGAAGTGAAGGTCAAGACCTGGGTGAGCAACGTCAACCCTCCGGGGAGTCCATGATGCTCATTGTCTCGATAGCCGCGCTGATCGCCTTCGGGTTCGTCATGGCGCGCGGAGCCAGGTTTGCCCTGAAGCCCGGCGAGCGCCGCCGCGCCGACGACCATGAGGTCGCCGAGATCCTGATCGGGTCGATCCTCTACGTCGCCGCCTACGCGATCATCTGGATCTGGGAGCCGCACAAACTCATCAACAACAGCATCCCGAGCATCATGTTCGTGATGTTCACCATCGTCACTGCGGCTTACTTCTACCGCCGCATGGGTGCTCTGATCGTGGGCCGCAACCGCCGCCGGCAAGAGCGCCGGGTCGAGCCGGAGCAGGACCGGAGGGCGCCCGAATGAAGATCGCCAAGAACCTGATGCTCCGTCTCTTCGGCGCCATTGTCCTGTTCTTCTTCTGCACAGGCACTGGCTACGTCTACCGGACGTGGGAATGCCGCAGTGATCTGCAGAGCATCTACGTCGCCGCGCCCGGTTACCTGGTGCACGCCGGCGCGGTGCCGAGCCGCCTCTACGAAATGAAGGTGACCCGTTGCACCCTCCCGGAGCAGTGGGGCGGCCAACGTGAGCCGCTGGAAGGGTATCCGTAACGCCGGTGCGTCACGCGCCACAAATTCGAACCTGCCATTTCGTGGCGCGAACTGAGGATTTTCCCATGGCATCGAACACCAATTCATCGAAGCTGGTTGCTGTCCTGGGCTTCGTCGCCGCCGGAATAGCAGTCGCTCTCGGCGCGCTGATCTACGCCCTGGTCTGATTCGCCATGAACATCATCGTCTCCAAGCTTCACGGCTCGGCCGAGGTCGAGTTCCTGCGTGAGGGCGTCGTCGTCCACCGCGAGCGGTTCAGCCGAAAGTCAGTGATTGGGTACCGCCAACCGATCCGCACGGCCGAGCCATTCGATGAGCACCGGTGCCGGTTCGTGACTTCGCCGCGTGACATGCAGTTTCGGTATGAGGTGGTGGCGTAGCTGCATCAGTTCGCGCTGGAAGGCGAGTTGAACCCGATCCATACTCGGGCTTCAATCGAATGGAGGTGGGTATGGTGTTCAAGGCAGTAGATCAGTCCAATATCGAAGCTGTTAAGCGGTCGACTCGAAGCTTGAGAAAGGCTGCTGAGTACGCAGAGGAGCTTCGCGATAGGCTAGTCGACCTATTCGCAAATCGTCATGCGAAAGAAGAGTGGGGTGTGCTCTTTTTTCCGGATGTTGAAGGACTGGGCGCCGCACTTGAAACTCCCTACGGCCCCGCTCGTGCTGCTTCCGTTAATGTAGTTGCGAACGGCAAAGTGCAGATCCGGTACGTTATCGAGAAAGCGATAACGCTGGCCAACGGGAATCTATCCTACACCCCGGTTTGGGACGTGCTCATCGACGACGACGGGGAGATCACCTCAGGTGACGGGCTAACAAAGTATGCAAGCCTCAACAGCTTCGAAGACGCGGGCAACAGGAGCGGTATTGGTACTATCGGGCTCTCAATGCTTTATGCGATAGGGGCCGATCTCTCGCGAGTGTAACTGGGCACCATTCAACGAGATACGCAAATGACAAAGCAACCCGACTGGGAGGCGATCGAACGCGCCTACCGGGCGGGAGCGCTTTCCATCAGAACCATTGCCGAGCGCAATGGGATTAGCGACACCGCCATTCGCAAGAAGGCCAAGGCGTCCGGCTGGGCCCGTGACCTTTCCGAGCAGGTCCGTAAAGAGGTTCGCAACAAGCTGGTTCGCGGAGAGGTTCGCGATGAGCAATGTGCGAACCCTGAGCGGGATGCCGAGATCGTCGAGGAGGCCGCAGAGGAAGGCGCGCGGGTTGTTCGCAGTCACCGCCGCGACATTCGCAAGGCCACGAACCTTGCCGACCTCCTGATGGATGACCTGCTCACTACCATCAAGCGCCGCGACGAGATCGAAGACGCGATCAACGAAGAGACTGCGGACGATACCAACGGCATGCGCCGGGCGACGATGCTTTCGGCTGTCGCGCTCCCGAGCAACGCCAAGACCCTGTTCCAGCTTTCGTCGGCAATGAAGAACCTGCAGATTCTCGAGCGCCAGGCATTCGGCCTGGACGACAAGGAGCAGCCCGGAGACGCGGACGACCTGTCCAAGCTGATGGACGAATTATCGAAGGACGCCTGAGATGAAGCCCGAGCACATGAAGCTGCTCAGGGATCGGTTCTGGCGCCTGAACAACCTGTACTTCATCACCGACAAGAACGGGAAGAAAGTCCGCTTCCGCATGACGCAGGAGCAGATCGACTACTTCCAGGGGATGCACACTCGCAACATCATCCTGAAGGCTCGGCAGCTAGGGTTCACTACCCTGGTCTGCATCGTGCAGCTGGACGCGGCCCTGTTCGAGTCCGCCAAGTGCGCCCTGATCGCCCACACCCTGAACGATGCCAAGCGCCTGTTCCGGGAGAAGATCAAGTACGCCTACGACCATCTGCCTGCTGAGATCAAGAAGGCCAACCCGGCCAGCAACGATGCTGCGGGTGAGCTGGTGTTCAGCAAGGGTGGATCGCTCTACGTCTCCACGTCGTTCCGGGGCGGCACGCTGCGCTATCTGCATGTGTCCGAGTTCGGGAAGATCTGCGCCAAGTTCCCGCACAAGGCGCGGGAGATCGTCACCGGTGCGTTCGAGGCGGTGGCCGCTGACTGCTTCGTGACCATCGAGTCGACGGCGGAGGGCAGAGCAGGCTACTTCTTCGACTACTCGCAGAGCGCGGAGAAGCAACAGCTTTCCGGCGTTCCGCTTGGCCTGCTGGACTGGAAGTTCTTCTTCTTCAGCTGGTGGCGCAACCCGTTCTACTCGCTCGATCCCGAAGGCGTGGTCATCCCGCAGCGGCTGACCGACTATTTCAACGAGCTGCAGGCCAAGCACGGCATCACCACAAACCCCGGCCAGCGCGCCTGGTACGCCGCCAAGGAAAAGACCCTGGGCGACGACATGAAGCGGGAATACCCGTCGCTGCCGGTTGAGGCGTTCCAGCAGTCGGTCGAAGGCGCCTACTACGCCAAGCAGTTCACCAAGCTCTACGGTGCCCAGCGCATTGGCGTGCTGCCGAACAACGGCCACCTGCCAGTTCACACTTTCTGGGACATCGGCGTCGGCGACTCCACGGCCATCTGGTTCGTACGATTCGTCGGCGAAGAGTTTCACGTGATCGACTTCTACCAGAACAGCGGCGAAGGCCTGCGGCACTACATGAAGACCCTCAAGGACCGCGGCTACACCTACGGCGAGCACTGGGGGCCGCACGACATCGACAACCGCGAGTTCGGTAGCGACGGCAAGACCCGCCGCGAGATCGCCCGAGAGGGCTACGACATCGACGGCCAGCACTACAGCCTGACCTTCAAGGTGGTGCCGAAGCTAGGCGTGGACGACGGCATCGACCAGGCGCGCGAGATCCTACCCAACTGCGCTTTCGACGAGTCGAAGTGCGAAGAGGGTATCGCCTGCCTGGAGAACTACCGCAAGGAATGGGACGACAAGAAGGGCTGCTGGAAAGACAAGCCGCTCCATGACTGGTCGTCCCACGCATCCGACGCATTCCGCTATTTCGCAGTTTCAATGAGTAGACGCAAGCGCACAGGCGGCGTCCGCCGGATAGGAGGCCTTGCCTGATGCCCGTTCAATCGACAAACCCCGAGTACGACGCCCACCTGCCCGAGTGGCAGATGATGGACGACGCGCTCGAAGGCGAATGCGCCATCACGCGCAACGAGAAGTACCTGCCCAAGCCATCCGGGATGGTCGAAGCGGAGAAGCTCGACGCGGTCGGCAACGCCTACCTGTACCGCAACTACCGCGATCGGGCACAGTATGAGCACTGGGTGCGCGATTCCCTGCGCTCGATGATGGGCCTGGTCTCCCGGCTCATTCCAGAGATCAGCCTGCCATCCGGCCTGAAGGATCTGGAAGACAATGCCACCGCCGATGGCTTTGACCTCAAGCAGCTGTTCCTGCGAATGGTGCGCCAGACGGTATCCCACGGGCGCGTCCCGCTGGTGGTGAACGTCGACGATAGCGGCAAGCCGTACTTCTCGACCTACGCCACCCGCAACGCCATCAACTGGGATACCGCCGACCAAGGCGGCCGCCAGGACCTGGTACTGGCCGTGTTCCAGGAGTTCCGGCGCAAGGCAGAGGACCGGTACAGCCATGAATGCATCACGGTTTACCGCGAGTTCTACATGGCGGACAACGTCTGCTACACCGCGGTGCGGGACCAAGCTGGCGAGTTGATCGGTGATGCACGCCCGCTGGGCACCATCGGCAACAACAACCAGCTGGTGCGCGGCCTGGGCTATCTGCCGGTCATCTACTGCGGCTCAACCGACAACTCACCAGACGTCGACGAGGTCCCGCTGCTGACCATGGCGCGCGCCGCCGTGAAGTCCTACCAACTCAGCGCCGATTACTTCACCGCGTTACACCAGACCAGCCACCCGCAGCCGTGGGTCGCCGGCCTGGACGAGACGGTCGAGCTGAGCGTGACCGGCCCATCTGCCGCCTGGGACCTAGGCCCGAACGGTTCGTGTGGCTACCTGGAGTTCCAGGGCGCTGGCATCGAGGCTGTGCGCACGGCGATGGGCGACCAGAAGAGCGCCGCGCTTGAGGCTGGCGCCAAGGTCATGGACGCCACCGGCGCCACCGAGTCGGGGGAGGCTCGTAAGACGCGCCAGGACGACCAGCACGCCACGCTGCACAGCATCGTCATCACAGTGGCGGCCGCGATCGAGCAGGGCCTGCGCTACGCCGCTGAATGGACGGGCTACAACCCCGACGAGGTGGCGTTCAAGGTCAAGCCTGAGTTCGATATCCCTGAGGTGGACGCTCAGGTGCTGGCTGAGCTGCAGAAGGCTGTAGCCGCCGGCGGTATCAGTTGGGACACCTACTGGCAGTACCTGACCACCGGGAAGCTACCGGAACGGGCCTACGCCGAAGAAGCCACGCTTGTCAGCGAAGAAACTGACCAGGCGCGCGGCCTAAACTTGGACAGCGACGATGGCAGTGACACCAACGCTCAACCCGGACAGTCAGCTACTGGAGCAGACGACGCGGCATAGCGTCATGCTGGAGCGTCTGAAGGCTGGCGAAGTGAAAAAGTTCGAGAAGTACCTGCGCCAGATCGACACCGTCGTGCGCGATCAGCTGACCCGCAAGGAGTTGACCACCTACAGCCGGCAGCGCTTGGAAGAGTTCCTGGCGCGCGTCGACGGCAAGCTGCTGGATATCTACAAGGCCTACAGTGACGTGGTGCAGGCCGACCTGGTCGATATCGCGCTGTACGAGTCCACGTTCGAGGCCAATAGCCTCGGGCATGCGCTGTCCATCGACGCTGTGGTGCCGGCCAATGCAGTTATCCGGGCCGCCGTCTTCGCCTATCCGCTGCAGGTGACCGGCCTGGACGGTGGGAAGTTGCTTAAGCCCTTCATCAGCGGCTGGACGCGGTCGGAGACGATGCGGGTGACCAACGCCATCCGCTTGGGCTTCGGCCAGGGCCAGACCAATGCCGAGATCGTGAAGGCGATCCGCGGCACTGCTGAACAGAATTTCAACGACGGCGTCCTGGTCGTCAGCAACCGCAATGCCAGGGCTGTGGTGCAGACTGCCATCCAGCACGTGGCCACTACCGCTCGCATGGAGACGCTGAAGGCGAATCAGGACGTGGTGCTTGGTTACCGGTGGGTTTCGACCCTCGACAAGAAGACCAGCTCCCAATGCAAGAGCCTGGACGGCCGGGTGTTCGAGATTGGAAGGGGCCCGCTGCCGCCGGCGCACATCAACTGCCGGTCGACCACGGTGCCCAGCACCAGGCTGTCGGCGGCGTTCTCCAAGGGCGCCACCCGGGCATCGGTGGGCGACTCGGGAGGCGGGCAGGTCGATGCAGGGTTGGGTTACTACGATTGGCTCGCCACGCAGCCAGCTGACTTTCAGGATGCAGCCTTGGGCCCAGTACGCGGCAAGCTGTTCCGCGATGGCGGCCTGACGCCCGACAAGTTCGCGGCTCTGCAGCTCAGCACCAACTTCAAGCCGCTGACGCTGGACCAGATGAAAGCGCTCGAGCCGAAAATGTTCGAGCGAGCCGGTGTAAACTGACCGCCCACCACATCAGGGCGCGCCATGATCATCGTCGAGCACGGCAAGGGCGACAATCCCGAGGCGAACAGCTACACCGACACGGACGCGCTGCGGTTCCATGGCGACTTTTACGGGTTTCCGGTGCCTGCTGACGAAGCCGGCCGGGCCGAGTATCTGCTGAAGGCTGCGCTGGCCATGGGCATGATGCGTTGGAAGGGCAGGCCCGCTTCGGGCCGTCAGCCTTTGGCCTGGCCGCGCGACGGGATAGTGATCGCCGGGGAATTCCTCAGCAAGACGCTGATCCCCTACGGCATCCGCCATGGGCAGGCCATGCTCGCCATCGAGCTCTACGCCGCAGATCAGGGGATTGAGATGCGCGAGCCCACGCATTCGTTTGACGGCAAGAATCGGGTGCCGCTAACGCGCAGCACCGCCGACCACCGCAACCATCCGCCGCTGTGGGTCGAGAGTCGCACGCAGTTCGCTGACTTCCTGGTGATGCGCGGGCTCTGCATCGTTCGATAGCCATAACCACAGAATTTCCAGACCTCGGCCATGCCGGGGTTTTTTTATGCCCGCAAAGCGGGAAAACCAGCCCAAGGGGTGCGCCAAGTGGCAGACGAAAATCAGATCGACCTTGAAAATCCGGCCGTCAAAGACGCCATCGCAGCTGCTGTTGAGGCTGCTACCGCCGGGCTCAAGAACAAGAACACCGAGCTGCTTGGCTCCCTGAAGAACACCAAGACCGAGCTGGACGGCTTCAAGACCCAGTTCGAAGGTCTGGACATTGCCGCGGTGAAAGGCCTGCTGACCAAGGTCGGCCAGGACGAAGAAACCAAGCTGATCGCCGAGGGCAAGCTGGACGAGGTCATCACTCGCCGCACCGAGCGCCTGCGCGGCGACTACGACAAGCAGCTAGCCGCCGAAAAATCCCGCGCCGACAAGGCCGAGGCCTTCGCCGCGAAGTACAGCGACAAGGTCCTGGCCGACTCTATCCGCGCCGCTGCCATCAAGGCCGGCGCGCTCCCCGAGGCCGCCGAGGACATCATCCTGCGCGCCCGGGGCACTTTCAAACTCAGCGAGGACGGCGAGGCGATCGCCACCAACCGTGATGGCGAGGTCATCTACGGCAAGGACGGCAAGTCCCCTCTGTCTCCGCTCGAATGGGCGGAATCGCTGCGCGAAACTGCAACACACCTGTGGCCAAGGGCTACGGGCGCCGGACCAACCGGCGACAACGGTGGCAAGGCCACGAAGAAGTTTTCCGACATGACCGAAACCGAGCGCACTGACCTTTACCGGACAGATCCGGCGAAATACCGACAGCTGCGCGACGCCACCAAACAGGAGTAACACACTATGGCGACCACTCGCCTTTCCGACGCAGTAATCCCCGAGGTGTACGCCGACTACCAGGCGGAAAACACCCCAGAAAAAACCGCTTTCTTCGAGTCCGGCGTTGTTGTTCGCAACGATATGCTGGACCAGAAGGCCAACACCGGCGGTCAAGAGATCCAGGTGCCGTTCTGGCGCGATCTCGATGCCTCCGTAGAGCCCAACGCCTCGAACGATGACCCGGCCGACATGGCTGCGCCGAACAAGCTGGGCTCCGGCATCCAGAAGGCTCGCATCAGCTACCTCAACCAGGGCTACTCGTCTGCGGACCTGGTTGTCGAGCTGGCGGGCTCCAATCCGATGCAGCGTATCCGCAATCGCTTCGGCACCTACTGGCAGCGCCAGTGGCAGCGCCGGGTGATCGCCTCGTCGGTCGGTCTTCTGGCCGGCAACATCGCCAACGACGATGGTGACATGGTGTACGACGGCTCGACCATGCCCTGGTCGCGTCAGGGCTTCACCGCTGCAGTCTTCACCCTGGGCGATGCGTTCGGCCAGCTGTCGGCCATCGCGGTTCACTCCCTGGCCTACAAGCAGATGATCGACGCCGACGACATCGACTTCGTCCCGGATAGCCAGGGCAACCTGACCATTCCGACCTTCATGGGCCAGCGCGTCATCGTGGACGACAACATGCCGGCCACCAGCGCGGGCGATCCTGCCACCATCACTACCACTGCGGTGCTGTTCGGTGCTGGCGCGTTCGGCTATGGCGAGGGCAGTCCTCTGGTTCCGGAAGAGGTTGAGCGCCAGGCTCGGGCCGGCAACGGCGGCGGTGTAGATACCCTGTGGGAGCGCAAGACCTGGATCCTGCACCCGTTCGGCTACCAGTTCACCGGCGCCGACATCACCAACCGCGCGAACACCAATGGCCGCACCGGTGCCGCGACCGCTGAGGACGAGTTCACTCCGCTGCTGGCGGACCTGCGCAAGGCTGCGAACTGGACCCGCGTCGTGGATCGCAAGAACGTGCCGATCGCGTTCCTGAAAATCAAAGGCGCGTAAGCCGATGGGGGCTTCGGCCCCCGTTTCTCTGGGAGATGACCATGAGTAACGACATCAAGCCTGGCGAGCAGTTGACGCTCGCACAGATCAATCGCTTGCGTGCACAACCGCAGGCACAGGCGGCCGCAGGGAACGGCGGCGGCAAGCCCGACTGGAAGGTGGCGAGCGACGAGCTGCGCAAGGATGGGCCGACCGTTGCCGAGTTCGTAGCGGCAGGGTATCTCGCGAGTAATTACCCGCCTTTCGGCTATGCGTCCCGCAGCTCTGACGAAGAAATCGCAGCGGCAGTAGCGGCGCAGGCTGGTCCATCCAGCAGCAACGCCGAAACCGACCCGCTGAAAATGACCGTTCCCGACCTCAAGGCCTGGCTTACCGCCAAAGGCATCGAGTTCGACGCATCGGCCAAGAAAGAAGACCTGCAGGCCCTGGTGCCGAAGGAATAAGGACAAGCAAATGACCGACTTCATCACCGTCGCCGACGTTGACGCCCTGTTGGGTCCTGACTGGGCCGGCACCGGTGATCCGGTCCTTTCCGTGACCATGGCTAATGCCTGGCTCACGGACAAGATTCAGCGGGCCGTCCCTGATCCGGTTCCGGCCGAGATCAAGACGGCCGGCGCTCAGGTCGCGAAAGTAGCCGCACAGGGCGGCCTGTACAAGGCGACTCAGCGAGAGGTGCAGAGCAAGACCGTATCGGCCCAGTCCGGCACCTCGGTCAGCAAGACCTACACCGCCGGCTCCGCCGACCTGACGCAGGGCGAGAACTTCGCATTGGCGCTGCTGGCGCCATGGATCAAGCGTACTGGCACCTTCATGCTCAAGAGGGTGTAGCCATGGGCATGCGCGAAGAGATTCAGGCCGAACTGGCCGAGGCGCTCGACGATCCCGACGGCCTGGCTGATGCGGTTAAGCCGGTTGCTGGTGTGCGCAAGGAAACGCCGGTATACAACCCGGCCACCGGGCAGAGCTCGGGGGGCACCAGCACCTACAGCGGACGCGGCGTGTTCGGCAGCTACTTGGCGAAGGACGTCGACGGTTCGCTGATCCTGACGACCGATGTGCGGCTGCTGGTGCTGCAGAACGAACTGGTGGTCACGGTCGCAGGTGTCGCCTCACCGATCGAGCCCAAGGTGGGCGACACAATCGGTGGGCAGCGGATCATCAACGTTGGTCAGGACGCCGCCGGCGCCACCTGGACGTTGCAGCTGAGGAAGTAGCATGGCCAAGTACTCGGGCATGAACGGCAGCTTCGCTGCTCAGATTGCCGAATTCGCCGCCAAGGCCAACGAAGCCATCGACGCCAGCCTGCGCGAGATCATCATCGAGATCGGTAGCAGCGTCATCCGCATGTCACCGGTGGGCAACCCGGAAATTTGGGCCGCTAACGTGGCGCACCGCGAGAAGAATACCCGCGAGGCCGATGACTACGACTTCAAGGTCGCGGCCCGCAACACGGTCATCAATCTGACCGAATCGAATTTCACCAAGTCCGGCAAGCTGAAGAAGGGTGTGAAATACGCCAAGCCCCTGACCAAGGCCGAGCGCGTCCAGAACTTCAACGTAAACGGGCTGGTGGCCGGGCAGGGCTACGTAGGCGGCCGGTTCCGCGGTAACTGGATGTTCAGCATCGGTAGCCCCGACACTAGCACCACGGAAGAGGTGGACCCGAGCGGCAGCAAGTCCACTGCGCGGATCGTGAACCGCGCAATCGAGTTCAAAGCCGGCGACACCGCGTACATCACCAACTCGCTGCCCTACGCCATCCCTCTCGAATACGGCCACTCGCAGCAGGCCCCGGGCGGCATGGTCCGTATCACCCTCGCGCGCTTCCAGCAGATCGTGCTGGAGGCCATCAGGAACAACCAGGTATGAGTCATTCGAAAATCCGGCTGCTGTATCAGGCAAGGCTCGATGTCTGGGCGACTGATCAGGGTCTGCGGGTCGCGTATCAGGGCGTCCAGTTCGACCCCGAAGACGGCGAGACCTACCTGCGGGCCTTCCTGCTCCCGGCCGGCACCGATAGCAACACGCTGGCGGGCGACCAGAAGATCTACACCGGCGTGTTCCAGGTCAGCATCGTGACGCCCTCCGGCGATGGTCCGACCCGCGCCGAAGGCCTGGCTGACGACATCGCCGACCTTTTCCCGCTTTACCTGCGGTTGAGCGATGGTGACTTCACGGTGATCGTGCTGACGCCTGTCGAGCCCGGCCCGGGCATCACCGACGACTCGACATACACCGTCGCGGCTTCCTTCCAGTACCGCGCTGATACCGAATAACCCGCCCATTGGGCAACCCTGAACCCCGCCATGTGCGGGGTTTTTCATTTCTGCGAGAGGAAAACTCCCCATGGGCTACAAACTCCCCAACGGCGCCACTGTCCAGCATGCGGCCACCTATGCCGCCGTGCTGCCTTTCACCGCCGCCACGAACGCCACCGAAACCGTACTGACGGTGACCGGTGCGACCCTGGCCGCCGGTGATATCGTGCTGGTGACTTCGACCTGGGCGCCGCTGAACAACAAGGTGGTGCGCGTGAAGACCGCTACTGCCGCCGCGATCACCCTGGAAGCGATCGACACCACCAACGTGCAGAACTTCCCGGCGGGCGTCGGCACCGGCACGCTGAAGAAAATCCTGACCTGGGTGTCTGTTCCACAGGTGACCGAGTTCGCCTCTTCGGGTGGCACCCAGAACTACACCGACGTCGCGTTTCTGGAACAGTCGCAGGGCTTCCAGATCCCGACCGACAAGGCCGCAGCCTCCATTGCCATCACCGTCGCCGACGACCCGGCTCAGGCCTACAACGCTGTGCTGCTGGCTGCTGACTCGAACAAGCAGGTCGAAGCCGCGCGCCTCAACCTGCCCGGCACCGACATGCTGCTGTATGGGGTCTACACCTCCTACACCTCGCAGCCGACCGTGACCCGAAACGCGCTGCTGACTCGTGTGCTGAACATGGCTCTGCAATCGACCCCAACTCGCTACCTGTCGTAAGGAATCCGCATGGCCTCTTTCAAGATCGCGCAGAACCCGACCTTCAAGGCCGACGTCGAGATTCCCCGGGTGAACGGCGAAACCATCAAGGTGCCGTTCGTGTTCAAGTACCGCGGCCGTAAGGACCTGGCCGCTCTGTTCGTGGGCTGGCAGGAAAGCGCCAAGGCAGAGCAGGCGGACCTGGAAGCCAAGGGGGATGCGGTGACGCTGGCAGAGATCACTGAATCGCAAATGGCGCGTCAGGTGAAGCAGGTGCAAGAACTGGTCGATTCCTGGGGCTTCGACGACGAACTGAGCGAGGAGAATATCCGCGCCTTGGTCGACACTTCGTCGGGCGCTGGCGATGCGATCGTTGATGCCTACCAGAAGGCCTTTGTGCCGGCCCGCAAGGGAAACTGATAGCCGTAGCCCAGGCGCTCTACGAACCTGGGCCATCGGCCACCCAGCTCGCGGCCCTGGGGCTGACCGTAGCCGACCTTGACGACAACGTTGAGGTCTTCCCCGACATCTGGCCAGCATTCGCGCTGATGGCTGCCATGGGCACGCAATGGCGTGTCGGCATGGGCGGCGCCACCGGCCTCGACTACGGCGTCGTCCGCGAGGTCGGCACCATCATCGGGATGAGCAAGAAGCAGATCACACGCACCTTCCCTGACCTGCAGGTGATGGAGGCCGAAGCGCTGGCCGTCATGGCCGAGGCGCGACAGAACAGCCCGTAGCGGGCCACATTCAAGGTGGGTCAATGGATATCGCATCGCTCGGCATCAGCGTCGACTCGTCGGACGTTACGAAAGCCACTGACGGCCTCGACAAGCTCGTCGACTCCGGGGCGAAGGCCGAGAAAGCAACAAACGGGGTGGCCGCTGGATTCGGCAAGGCTGCCGCCGCGGCCAACGAATTGGCCTCTTCCGAGGGTAAGCTGGCCGAATCCACCGACGACGCCAAGGCGCGTCTGCTGGAGATGGCCAAGGCTTCGCTGGACGCCAGCGAATACCACAAGGCGCTGACCACGGGCGTCTCGTCCAGCGCCTCGGCAATGAACGGAGCTCAGAAGGCGACCACCGACTGGGCGGCCGTGCAGGCCCAGGCCAATGCCCGTGGCCAGGCCATTCTGGAGACCGAAGCCCGGCTGGCCGAAGAGACCAAGAAGGCGGCGGCCGCCACGGGCGTTCAAGCAGAAGGCCTGCAGGCGCTGCTGGGCAAGATCAATCCAACCTTGGCTGCGCTGCAAAAGTTCGACGATCAGCAAGAGCAGCTGAACCAGCACTTCAAGGCCGGCAATATCGATGGTGACAGCTACAAGGCGTTCACCGCCGACATCGAAGCAGCGCGCTCGAAGGTAAAAACCTTCAATGACGAAGGTGAGAAAGCGAAGGGGCCGCTGGCATCCCTGGCGCTCGGTAGCAAGGATGCTCGCGAGAACGTATTGCAGCTGGGCAATGCGCTGGCCGAAGGCAACATCCGGGTCGCCGCCCACAACATCCTTGAGATCGGCACCAATGCCGGTGCTTCAGCCCTACGCCTGGCTGCCATCGTTGGGCCAATAGCGCTGGTGGTTGCCGGGATTACCGGCTTGGCGGTTGCCTACAATGCTGGCGCGAATGAGTCGATCGCCTATAACAAGGCGTTAATCACCACCGGTAATTATGCGGGCACCAGCTCTGCCCAGTTGTCGGACATGGCGCGGCAGATCAGCGCCACGGTCGGCACCACTGGGGCGGCGGCCGCAGCACTGGCGCAGCTCGCCGGTAATGGCAAGATCGCTGGCGACAGCTTCCAAGAGGTCACCGAAGCCGCGCTTTCGATGGAGAAGGCCACCGGCAAGTCGGTAGACGCGACAATTGCCGAATTCGTCAAGATCGCTCAAGACCCGGTCGCGGCGGCGAAATCGCTCAACGATGAATATCATTTTCTCACCGCGTCGGTTTACGGCCAGATCGTCGCGCTGGAGAAGCAGGGCGATACGATCGGTGCGGCGAAGCTGTTGACAGATTCCTACGCAACTGCGGTCAAAACCCGATCCGGCGAGATCACCGAAAACCTCGGCTATATCGAGCGCGGATGGAATTCCATCAAGAATGCCGCCAAAGGCGCGCTTGATGCGACTTTGAATGTAGGCCGGCAGCAGACTGATCAGCAGCGCCTCGTAGCACTCCAGGAGCAGCTGAAGAATGCTCAACGCCTCGGTACCGGGGCGCGGGGCGGTGGTGGCCGCTCGGCAGCTGATATCAGCGCCGAAATCAACGTGGTTGAACTACAGATCGAAGGGGAGAAGGCGCGTACGAAGTACGTTGGCGACCGAGCAAAGCTCGAGCAGGAAGCCATCGACGCCATGGGTAAGGTCGATACCCTGGCCAACGCAGCCCTGACAAACGAGGAAAAGCGCAACAAGGCGCTGAAGGAATACGCTGACAACCTCGACAAGATCCGGGCAGCGAACCCGAAGGACGCCCGGCTCAATGCCGACACCGTCGCGAAAAATCAGGCCAACATCCGGGATCAATACAAGGACCCCAGGACCGCCACCGCCGCCATCGACCTGAACGGCTTCAACACTTCAAAGAATATCTTGGCCGGCATCGTCGCCGACTACAAGAACACCCAACAGCAACTGGACGCCGCGCAGAAGGCCGGGCTGATCTCCCAGGCCGACTATGCGCTAAAGCGCGAAGCCCTAATCGGCAATGAGCGCGACGAGGTGACGGCAGCCTACGAGGCCGAGATCGCGGCGCTCGAAGAGGTGAAGGCCAAGAGCACCACCACCAGCGCCCAGCGCATCCAGCTGGACCAGAAGATCGCCGACGCCCGGGCCGATATGGTCAAGGCGCAGAAGGACGCTGACAGCCAACTTGAGGTGCTGGCGAAGAACGAGCAAGGCCGCCTGGCCAAGCAAGAGCTCTCGATCAACACCTATATCCAGGCACTGGGGCAGCAGCAGAAGGCCCTGGAGCTGGCAGGCCAGCGGGCTGTGCTCGGCGTGGGCCGCGGTGATTCGCAGACGGCGCTCGACAACCAGTTGAACGCCCAGCAGGACCGCTTCGCCCAGCAGGCGCTGGAGCTGGCCAACCAGAAGTCCGATCCGTCTCGCAACATGAGCGAGGAGGAGTTCAGCCGCAAGTCCCAGGCCTTGGCCGATGCCAACAAAAAGGCCACCGACCAGATCCGGCAGAACTACGCCGACGTCCAGACCGCCCAGGGCGACTGGACCAATGGCGCGACTTCCGCCTGGGAGAACTACCTCGACAGCGCGAAGAACATCGCCGGGCAGACAAAGACCCTGTTCGGCAATGCCTTCAGCAGCATGGAAGACGCCATCGCCAACTTTGCCACGACCGGGAAACTGTCGTTCTCGGACTTCGCAAAGTCGATCATCGCCGATATGGCGCGCATTGCCGCCAGGCAGGCGGCGACCGGGCTCTTGAGCTATGCAGCATCGGCTGTGACCAGCTACTTCGGTGGAAGCTCCAGCGCGACCACTGCGGGATCGAGCGCTTCGGACTACACGTCGACGGCATTCAGCAGCTACGTTTCGGGCGCGCGCGCTTCTGGCGGTCCGGTGGATGCCAACTCGCTGTACCAGGTGAACGAGTTGGGCCCTGAGCTCTACAGCGAAGGTGGCAAGTCCTACCTCATGACCGGCGCCAACGGCGGCAGCGTCACGCCACTGGGCACGGGCGCAGCCATGACCTCAGCGTCGTCGTCGAGCGGCGGTATTTCCATTAACGCGCCGGTCAATGTGGTAACCCAGGATCGCAGCAACGAGGGCATGACGCTCGATCAGACGGCGCTTGCGCAGAACCTGCAAACGCAGATGAAGGCAGCGGCAGAGAAAGCCGTTGCTGACTCTTGGCGACCAGGCGGTACCAGCTTCAGGCAAGTCAACGGGAGGGCATGACCTTGGCCATCGAGACATTCACCTGGCCGACGCAGTCCGGCGATTCACCCACCATCACCTACCGAGTCAGGACTTCCCAGTTCGGTGATGGCTACAAGCAAACAGCGGCCGATGGGCCGAACAACAAGGAGCAGTCGTTCCCCGTCACGATCACTGGCTTGAAGGCGCAAATCTTGGATGTCATGGCCTTCTTCGATCGCCACGCCGGCGCTAAGGCCTTTTTGTGGACTCCGCCGCTTGGCTCGGTCGGCTTCTACACCTGCGCTGACCCCGTGCCGACGCCTCTCGGCGGAATGGCGTACAAAATCACTGCAACCTTTGAACAGGCCTTTGTGCCGTAGGGCCAGCCATGCCGCTGATCAATGACATCCAGGTGCTGGAGCCGGGCAGCGAGGTTCTGCTGTTCGAGCTCGACGGCACCGACTATGGCGCGGATGTGCTTCGATTTCACGGGCACTCGATCCCGCACACCTCGGCGGAGATCCTGGCCGCCGGTATCGATGCCGACCAACTGCCGGCCAAGGCCATCTGGTGGCAGGGCAACGAGTACGGGGCCTGGCCCATGCAGATCGATGGCATCGAGACGAACGGCGACGGTACCGCCGTGCGGCCCACGCTGTCAGTCGGCAACGTGAATGGGCGTATCACCGCGCTATGCCTGGCGTTCGATGATCTGCTCGAATTCAAGCTCACCATGCATCACACGCTTGGCCGCTACCTCGACGGGCAGAACTTTCCCGCGGGCAATGCCGATGCCGATCCCACGCAAGAATCGATCGAGGTCTGGTATGTCGACCAGAAAACCAACGAGGACGGCGAGTCTGTGACATGGGAGCTGGCCAGCCCTGGCGATGTGGGCAACGAATCGATAGGCCGGCAGATGACCACGCTGTGCCATTGGTGCCTCACGGGCGGCTACCGGGGGCCGGATTGCGGGTACACCGGCGGCTATGTGGACAAGGACGGCAACCCCACCGACGACCCTGAAAAGGATGAATGCGACGCCACGCTGGCGCGTGGGTGCGAACCCCGCTTCGGTGCCAACAACGAACTTCCGTTCGGCGGCTTCCCGGCCGTATCGCTGATCGCGCGGAGTTGACCATGCTCAAATACATACTCGAGGCGGTGCAAGCGCACGCCCAGGCTGAATACCCACGCGAGTGCTGCGGGCTGCTGTTGGCCGTCGGGCGCAAGCAGCAATATTTCCCGTGCACGAACACCGCCAGCGACCCCAAGGAAGAATTCCGCATCGATCCGGCCGACTATGTCGCAGCCGAGGCCGTGGGCCAAGTGATCGGCATCGTGCACTCCCACCCGGACGCCACCAGCCGCCCTTCGCCGCGGGACCGGGCCATGTGTGAAGCCACCGAATTGCCCTGGCATATCCTGTCCTGGCCTGAAGGAGACCTGCGCACCATCGTCCCCGAAGGCAACACGCCGCTGCTCGGCCGGCCTTTTGTGCACGGCGCCTGGGACTGCTGGCAGGTCTGCGCCGATTGGTACCAGCGCGAGATGGGGCTGGAATTCGAGCCCTTCAAGCGCGAAGACGGGTGGTGGGAAGACGCCTCAGGGCCCAGCCTTTACGAGCAGGCCTACGAGGCTGCCGGGTTCGAGCGCGTGGGCGCGCCACAGCGGGGTGACTTGATCGTCATGGCCGTGGGCAAGACGGCCCACCCGAACCATGCCGGCATCTACCTGGCGGCCGATCCGGGGCTCCCCGGTGAGAAATCGGGCGTGCACGGCCAGGGCCCATTCCTGCTCCACCACATGTACGGCCGGCCCTCGGAAGTCATCGTCTTCGGCGGTCCCTGGCACGACCGAACCCGCCTGGTCCTCAGGCACAAACATTCGAAACCAGTATGAGCGGCAGAGCCGCAGGAGGGCATATGAAATGTGTAATTGAGTCAGCAGCGAAAACCACCAGCGGCGAACCGGTCTGGAGGCTTTCGAAGGCGGCGGGGCTGGAGATCAGCTGCGGGTTTTGTCGGCGTTCAGCAACACCTGCAGCTGAGAAATATCTGTCTTCAAAACGCTGAGCGGCCATTCGTAAGCATCGAAGGCCGCGCCCCCCGAGCAATCAGCTGGAGGTTCATCGATAAACCTCTGGGCGGCTTTTGCGAGAGCTTCGCTATCAAAACCGGGCATCGATTTGAGCGCAGCTGTTAAAGAAACCAGGGCCATCAAGACACCTTGGTCAAAGGGTGGAAGATTGTTCAATTCGACCTCCTAGGTCACAAACGCGCCGAAATTGGCGCAATCCCCACTCCATGGGCTTGCAGGCGAAGGACTCGGGAAGTCATCCTGAAGTGGGGGCTATTTAAGTCCGTCATGAGGCAGAAGCTTTATGTCGATCTGCTCGAGATAACCATCTTCCCCTTTGGTTATCTCTAGTGGCATTCCAGGAATAAGGGTTTGGCTCACTACCCAGCCTCCTTTAAATAGGTAAGTGACCTCCACTGGCGTGGGCTCCCCACGGAAATTCATTATCAGTTTTTCGCCAACTGCGGTGTTTCTTAGCGTTTCCGTGATCTGATCTGAGATCTCTGCGTTACGTTTCATGTTCGCCTCCCGTCGGAGGCCAAACGCTACTACGCCTCGTATCGAGATCGTTACTGATCGTTTGCACAGGCTGGATGGGTGGACAGGCCCGATGCTACAGTCCGACCTTTCCATAGGAGGGATTCAAATGCGAATTTTCATCGGGGCGCTTGCAGTTGCGCTGCTTGCCGGGTGTGCTTCGCCTAGCGACCTGAGGTCCGGGACGCCTACGGTGAGCACCGTAACAACGAAAAATCCAAAGGCCTATGCACTTTGCGTGTTCCCGCAATGGCAAGACGCGCGGTCCGAAGCGGCCATGTCCGAAACGCAGAACGGTTACCGTCTGCTGATCGCCGCCTCTGGGCAGTCTGATGAATTGCTCGATATCACGGCCAAGGGCACTGGCAGCTCCGTTCGGTTCTACCAGCGTGTAGCGTGGCTGCCGGGATTTGGCCGTGCTGCGGTGGAAAGCGCCGTCAAATCCTGCCTTTGAGCGGGAAGCATACAAAGCCGCCTTCGGGCGGTTTTTCATTAATAGGGGGAGTCATGGCGGCAACAGTAGCCCATTACACACCGATGACGGAGATCCTGCTGTCCGGATCGCTCGCCAAGAAGTTTGGCCGGCGCCATCGGCGGCTGCTGGACTCAGGGCAAACCTGGGAGGCATTCAAGGCGCTTAAATCCACACTTCCCGGTTTTGATGATGAGGTGAAGCGTCTTGATTCCCTCGGTATGCGCTTCGCCGTGTTCAGGAATCGGGCCAGCGCGAACGAGTCTGAGTTTTCCATGGGGGGCACGCGGGAGGTTCGCATCGTGCCGGTGGTGTCTGGCAGCAAGCGCGCTGGCATTCTTCAGACTGTGCTGGGCGTAATCCTGATCGCCGTGTCGTTCATCCCTGGCTTCCAGGCCGCCGCAGGCCCTGGCATCGCTTTGGTCGCTGGTGGCGTGATCCAGATGCTGAGCCCCCAAGCCTCCGGCCTCAAGCAAAGCGCTTCGCCGGACAACCTGCCCAGCTACGCCTTCGGCAGCGCGAACAACACCACCGCCTCCGGCAACCCTGTGCCTATCTGCATTGGCGAGCGCCGGTGGGGCGGGGCGATCATCAGCGCCTCAATCTACGCCGAAGACAAGACCTGACCACCGCCACCGACACCGGCCGCCATGAGGCGGTTTTTTTATGCCTGGAGAAAAGCATGGGCGCAGCACAGCACCTGGACATTGCCGGCGCCAAGAGCGGCAGCAGCAGCGCCAAGACGCCCGTCGAGGCTTCCGACAGCCTGCGCTCCACCAACTTGGCCAAGATTCTGATCGCGGTGGGTGAGGGTGAATTCGAGGGCACGCCGTCGGCAGCCGACATCTACCTCGACAACACGCCGATCAACGATGCCAGTGGCAACGTCAACTACCCGAACGTGACCTGGGCCTGGCGCAATGGCGCGGTCGATCAGTCGTACATCCCCGGCATCCCTGCCGTAGAGAACGAGACTACCATCAACGTCGAGCTGCGCAGCGACACCGCCTGGGTTCGGTCCATCACCAACCTCCAGCTCTCGGCTGTGCGCGTGCGCCTGGCGTGGGCGGCCCTGCAACAGCAGGATGACGAAGGCAACGTTGGCGGCTACCGCATCGAGTACGCCATCGACGTTGCCACAGACGGTGGCGCCTACCAGCAGGTGCTGGACGAGGCCGTCGACGGAAAGACTACCACCAGGTACGAGCGCTCGCGCCGCATCGACCTGCCGGCGGCCACCAGCGGCTGGCAGATCCGCGTGCGCCGCATCACGCCGAACCAGAACAGCAACAAGATCGCCGACACCATGCTGGTGGCCGGCATCACCGAGGTCATCGACGCGAAGCTTCGGTACCCGAACACCGCGCTGCTGTACATCGAGTTCGACGCCGAGCAGTTCACCAACATCCCGGCCGTGACCGTGAAGTGCAAGGCCCGCAAATGGCAGGTGCCCAGCAACTACGACCCGGTGGCCCGCACCTATAGCGGGTTCTGGGACGGCACCATGAAGGAGGCCTGGACCAATAACGCCGCCTGGATCACCTACGGCATTTGCACTGTGGACCGTTTCGGCCTGGGCAAGCGCATCAAGTCGTGGATGGTGGATAAGTGGGAGCTGTACCGCATCGCGCAGTACTGCGACCAGCTGGTGCCGAACGGCGTAGGCGGCACGGAACCGCGCTACCTCTGCGACATGAACATTCAGGCGAAGGCCGACGCCTGGTCGCTGCTGCGTGACATCTCGGCGATCTATCGAGGCATGACCTACTGGGCCCAGGGCCAACTGGTGGCGCAGGCCGACATGCCGCGCGCGCAGGACTTCGACTACGTCTTCACCCGCGCCAACGTGATCGATGGCAAGTTCTCGTACAGCAGCGCCTCGTCGAAGACCCGCTACACCCGGGCGCTGGTCAGCTACGACAACCCGGCCAACAACTACGACACCGACGTCACGGCCTATGCCGACCTGGTCCAGCAGCGCCGCTTCGGCGACAAGCCGGTCGAGATTAGCGCGATCGGCTGCACGCGAGCCTCTGAGGCACAGCGCCGCGGCAAGTGGGTGATCCTAAGCAACAACCAGGACCGCACCGTTTCGTTCAAGACCGGGATGGAAGGCAGCATCCCGTTGCCAGGCTACATCATCCCCGTGGCCGACTCGCTGCTGGCTGGCCGGGAGATCGGCGGGCGCATTTCCAGCGCCGCCGGCGTGGTGGTCGCGCTGGACCGGGACACCCAGGCCAAGGCCGGTGACCGCCTGATCATCAACCTGCCCAGCGGCAAGGCCGAAGCGCGCACGGTGGCGTCGGTAGCTGGTCGCGCCGTCACCGTGACCACCGCCTACAGTGAGGCGCCCGGGGCGCAGTTGCAGTGGGCTCTGGATGCTGACGATCTGTCGATTCCGCTGTACCGCGTGCTGACCACCAAGCGCACCACCGAGGGCGACTACGAGATCACGGCGCTCCAGTACGAGCCGAGCAAATTCGACGCCATCGACACAGGGGCGCGCCTGGAAGAAAAGCCGATCAGCGTCATTCCGATCACCGTGGTGCCGGCCCCGGCCAGCATTTCGGTAACGTCCACCAGCAGCATCATTCAGGGCCTGGCCGTTGCAACGATGACCATCGCGTGGCCCGCCGTCGTTGGCGCGGTGGCGTACGACGTGGAGTGGCGCAAGGACAGCGGCAACTGGATGAAGGTGGCCCGCACCGGCGCGCTGAACGTCGACGTGACCGGCATCTACGCCGGCGGCTACGTCGCCCGGGTGCGCGCGGTCAGCGCTTTCGACATCTCGTCGATCTGGCGCACGTCGGCGCTGATCCAACTGACGGGGAAGATCGGCTTGCCACCGGCGGTGACTAGCCTTACGACCAACAGCCAAGTATTCGCTATCGGTCTCGATTGGAATTTCCCAGCGGGCGCCGAAGACACCCAGCGCACCGAGATCTGGTACGGGACGTCGCCCAGCCTGGATGCGGCCGCGAAACTCAGCGACTTGGCCTATCCCCAGCGTGATTTCGTTCTGCCCAACCAGTTTCCTGGTGCGCAGCTTTTCTTTTGGGCGCGGTTAGTTGACCGGATCGGCAACGTCGGGGCGTTCTATCCGACCGGAAACGGCGTGCTCGGGATGGCGAGCACGGATGCCGCACCGATCCTCGAGTATTTGGGCGGGAAGGTTAGCGATACTGAGCTCTCCAAGGAGATCAACGACCGCATTGACCTGATCGATGGCAACGGCCCAGGCTCCGTGAATGAGCGGATTGGTGAACTGCAGGGCGAGATCGGCAACCTCACCGATGCGCTTGTGTACGTGCCGACGGATGCCTACCTGCGCGACAACACGGTCAGGGTCGGTGACAACCTGTTCACTGCAATCGCTGACGTGCCCGCGGCGGCGGACGGCTCGAATGGGCCGCCAAACTCGACGTACTGGGTCAACAGCGGGCAGTCGATCCGGACGGCCAACGGCCTGGCGGCACAGGTCAGCAAGAACACTGCCGACATCTCGACAGTGGACGGAAATACCACCGCCAACGCACAGCAGATCGCAGCTGTGCAGGCCACGGTAAATGATCCAGCCACTGGGGTCAGCGCTACAGCCTCGGGCCTCAACTCGCTGAAGGGCACCGTGACAGCGCTGGATGGGAAGGTGACAGCCCAGTCCAGCCGCCTGGACGGCGTATATGCCCAGGTCAATCCTGCCTTGGCAGGCGACACCACCGGTTGGGCGGGCAACGACACGCTGTACGTCGGCGTTTGGTCTGAGCAGTCGGCGCGCATCGAGGATGGTGTGGCTACTGGGCAGCGGATCGACGTGGTAACCGCATCGGTGAACTCCACGAATGCGGCAGTCCAGACAGAAACCACTACGCGGGCCACGGCGGACGCCGCATTGGCAAGCCAAATCACCACAGTGCAAGCCGTGGCGAACAATGCTTCTGCTGCTGTTCAAACTGTCAGTTCTGCTCAAGCGGCTACTGATGGAAAGCTGTCGGCACTGTGGGCTGTCAAGCTTCAGGTAAACGCGAACGGTCAGTATGTTGTTGCCGGAATCGGGGCCGGAATCGAGAACGTCGGCGGCACTCTGCAAAGCAACATCATCTTCCAGGCCAACACGATCGCGTTCGCCAGTCCGAACGGTGATGGGACGCTTTCCTATCCCTACATAATTTCGGGCGGGGTTAACTACTTCAACACTGCTTTCTTCCAGGATGCCTCGATTAGCTTTCTGAAGGTCGGCGACAACGTGCAGTCCACGAACTATGTGGCCGGTTCGACGGGCTGGAGATTGGGCAAGGACGGAACAATCGAGATCAACGGATCGGTGGCCGGCGGCGGGCGCCTAGTCATCAATAACCAGGCGATCAAGGTCTACGACGCCAGCGGCGTGAAGCGCGTGCAACTTGGGAATCTAAGTGTATGAGTGATGGAATGGCGATTTGGGGTGCTGACGGTATTCTCCAGATGGACCCCACCTCGTTTTCGATGCGCGTGGTTTTCTCCCAACTGGTTACTATGAGCAGCGCGTCTAAGACATCTCAGGATTTCTCGGTGCCAGGGGCAACTGCTGAAAACGCTATTGCTTTCGTTATTCCCATCGGTGATTTCGCTGACACAATCACGCAGTTCGAAACTGAGATGCTGAACGGTATAGCGCGCGTTTATAACTACAATCGCGGTTTCCCGGCAGGAGCATGGCAGGCCACTGCTGGAACAATGAGATTGAATGTTGTGAGGTTTGCGTAATGTCATATGGATTGGAGTTCACGAACAATAGCAATATCGTCACTCTTGACTCTGAATATGCAAGGCTTGCCATCATTTGCTCCGGCCGATATTCTCCGACTCAAGAGTCAAATCTTGGGTCGGTGACTGCTTTTCCAGCGCCTATTACCACCCAGGAGCCACCCTTGGTATTCGTTAGGCCCGACGCCTCGGGCGTTCCTGCGTTGACCAGGTGCAAGATATTAGGTAGCGCTGGGGCATGGACTGGCTTCTACGTCAGAGCCCAGTCAAACAGCTATGCACAGCCCAATGGACAATACTTCGCTGCTGCCTTCAGGGCTTCAGTTTCTGCTGAGTATGGTATGAGGCTATGGGATGGCGCATCTACCGTTATTTACGATAATGGCAACCCATCTGCACTTTTTACTCGCGCCTTTCAAAACTGGACTTTCGAAAAGACAGTTTACGACTCGGCCACTACGAACTATTTCAACTACTACAAAACGCTTGAGGCCATGCCGCCGGCAGGAGAGTTTCTTTTGCTCAACACATTTAGTATGAATATGGTTGCAGGTAATAATCCCGGAAGGCTTGTTGCAAGTCTATGGGATTTCCCTAATGGGGTTCTTAGAGCTATGACTACATCAACAAGCAATCCAACCGCATTCTATATGCCTGCACTATTCGCCAAGAAGGTCGTGTAGCCACCCCCGCATCACCCAAGCCCGACATACGCGGGTTTTTTCTTGCCTGGAGAAACTGAATGGCAAAGCAAACCATCAACCTCGGAACAGCCCCAACCGGCGCCGGGGGAGATACACCGCGATCGGCCTTCGTCAAGGCTCAGGCAAACTTCGATGAGCTTTATAATAAAGCAGCCTCACCAGGTTGGAGTGGCGCTCTTGCTGGATACGATGTACCCGGCGGTTACGCCGGCTGGAACAGCAGCTTCTCCACCTCAGGGCTTTATGGCACGGTTGACTGGGTATGCAACAAAGGCGGTGGTAACGGCGGGTTCACGTGGAGATCAGTGAACGCTGATAACAGCTTGACTGGCCCCACCATGTCCTACACTTACGAGGGCGTGCTAAAGGTGCCTTCGATTTTGCTCGGAGGTCGAAACATTGTCGAGTACGGGGCCAATGCAAATGGCACGTACACAAAGTTTTATGATGGGACGATGATCTGCGAATGCCGATCTTCCTCTCTCGTTGCATGCACTTCACCGGCGGGGAATCTATTTGTCGGTCCTACTTCGCCACTTACCTTTCCAGCTGCTTTTGTTTCTCAGCCTTATATTATTCCAACGGTATATCGTGAGCCGACAAACGGGAACCCTATATGGGGGTTTTTAACTGTTCCAGCTAACTCTTCGTCGCAGTTGACGGCTGTTACTGTAAACCTCATTTCGCCGATAAGTGGTGCAAATGGGTTTTCTTCCTGCGTGGCAATCGGTCGGTGGCTCTAATGAAAATAACTCTTTCCCCTCAGCGCCGAGATGACGCCCTCGAAGTATCGCGAACGGGTGCAGTTCTGACTGTCAACGGCGACGCCTTCGACTTCTCGCGAATGGCCGACGGTGACACGCTTCCGGTCAGCGCCATCAGTACCCAATGGTTCGTGGGACAAGTAGACAAAATCGATGGAGAGCTTGAGCTCACGCTGATCCTCCCGCTTCCGGCGAACTATAGCCCTGAGCAGGCTTTCCCTCAGGCGTTGCTGATCTCCGCAGATGGCGCGGTTGCTCTGCCTCAACCATTGCCAATACCCGAGCCGGGGCTCACATCGGTGAACGATGAATCGCTCAACGCTGCAGCCTCACAGGAGCCTCAAGAATGAGCGGAAATATCGATTGGTCCCAGCTCATCACCAAAGCCATGAAGGCCCAGGCCGCCGCCGCCCAGTTGCTGGCCGGTGTGGTTGCCGAGACAGCCGCCCGCCGGGCCGTAGCCGACGCCGCGATTGCGCCGCTGCAGGATGCCGTCGACATTGACGATGCCACGGACGCCGAGACAGCCCTGCTGAAGGCCTGGAAGAAATACCGAGTGGCCCTGAACCGTCTACCCGAGCAGGCCGGCTACCCGACCACAGTGGACTGGCCTACCGTTCCAGCCTGACCGCCGCACCTACACCATCACCCGCCATCGAGCGGGTATTTTTTTGCCCGGAGAAAGCCATGCAGATCAACAAGCAGCAGCTGCTGCAGATTCTCCCCAGCGCCGGCCCTGTTGCCGGCGTTTTTGTGCCAGCGGTGAACGCTACGATCGCGAAGTATGCGATCAACACCCCGGCGCGGCTGGCTGCCTTCTTGGCACAGACCGGCCACGAATCCACGCACTTCACCAAGCTTTCTGAGAACCTGAACTACAGCGCCGCCGGACTGGCTCTCCGGTGGAAGGCACGCTTCGCCATCGACCCCAATGCAACGCCGCCGCAGCCGAATGCGCTCGCTCTTCAGATCGCCCGGCAGCCGCAGGCAATCGCCAATGCTGCCTACGGCGATCGCATGGGCAACACACTGCCTGGTGACGGCTGGCGGTACCGCGGCCGAGGGCTGATCCAGCTCACCGGAAAGGACAACTACCGCTTGTGCGGCCAGGCCATCGGGCTTCCCCTGATCGACGAGCCCGACCTTCTGCTCGATCCGGGGCCGGCGGCCATGGCGGCGGGCTGGTACTGGGACACCAACAAGCTGAACACCCTGGCGGACGCAGGCAACAACGCCGATATCGGCAGCATCATCAACACGGGCAAGCGCGGGCGCATTCCCGCTGGCGCTGATGACCGCAAGGCCATCTACCTGCGCGCGCTGAAGGTGCTGGCATGAGCGAGCTCGCGGTGAAGTGGGCCGTGCTCGGGCTGATCGTCCTCGGGTTGATGGGTGGCAGTGCCTACACCGCGTGGGAGTGGCAGGCCAACAGCTACGAGCAGCAGCTGGCCACCCAGGCATCCGGCTTCCAGGCCGACCTGCTCAAGATCACTACCGCCGGAGCCACGCAGACCAGTAAGGCGCTGGCCCAGCAGCAAGCCGCCGAACAGAAGGCGGCCGACCTCGACGCCAAGCGTACCCAGGAGAAAACCGATGCACTCGCCCAAAACGAAACTCTGCGCCGCGCTGTTGCTGACGGCGCTCGCCGGCTGCGGATCGCCGGCACCTGCACCGCAAGTGGTAACGGTAGCGGCGGGGTGCCCCAAGCCTCCAGCGCCGCCGGCCTGGGCGATGCAGCAACAATCGAGCTCAGTGGAGCAGCTGGACAAGCTGTTTTCGATCTCCGCGCCGAGCTCGTTGCCGAGCGCGCAGCCCTGACCGCCCTGCAGGACTATGTCCGCAGCATCCAGAATCAGTAACTCCAGCATTCGCTGAACCCCGGGGGCTTCATGAAAGAACAGTGGATTATGGAAAACAACTACTTCAGCCGAATACTGGTCGTGAAGGCCAATGGCGGAAGCGTGGCGGTGGAGAAGATGGTCGAGGGCCAGTGGGTCACAGTCGACACATTCACTGAGGACGGAGCTTGGCCTATGAGTCTGGGCATCTCGCAGACTCGATTCACGCCTAGCAATGGCGCCTTCTACGAGGTGCTCAATTGAGCCTCATCGTCGGCGGCAACTCGTCAAAGGTCCCAGTGGTCACCCTGGCCCAACTCACCACCACCTTCCTTTCGCGCGACAACTACCCAGGCTTCTGCTTCTGCTCCGATTCGGGGGTGATGGACTACCTCAAGAGCACGGCGACGCAGTGGAAGAAGTTCGACGGGACGGTGGTCAGTACCGATCCGTTGCTGAACCCGCTGGTCTGGAGCCCAGGCAACACGACTGCATCGCTGGTGCTGACCAACAGCAACCGCACCGCGGCGTGGGCGGCGACCGGCTTCGGCGCCGCCGGCACGCGGGCCTATACCGGCAAGTCGACGGGCAAGTGGGCCTGGGAGGTGGTGGCTGACCTCTCCACCACCGACAGCCTCGGCGTGGGCGTGTCCAACGCCGGGTTCGACGACTCGATCAAGAACTCGACCTACACCATCACTGGCAGCCCGAACGCCTTGGGCTGGGCCGGTACCGCGATCAAGTACAACGGCACCTCGCTGGCGACCATGCCGGCCATTGCCACCGGCGACGTGATCCAGCAGGCCATGGACCTGGACGCCGACCTCTATTGGGCGCGGAAAGTGGGCGGGCTCTGGAACAACAGCGCAACGGCGGATCCGGTGACTGGTGTGGGCGGGCTGAGCATGGCAGGACTTGGTACCGGGCCGATCTACCCGGCCGCGACCCTCTACAACAGCGCGAACGCCAAGGTTACCTCGCGGTTCGCCGCGGCGGAGATGTCGGTGCAGGTCAGCGGGTTCTCAGCCTTCGGTTGAGGCTTGGCCCGTGTGATCCCCGTACACGTAGCCCATCTGCCTGGTCGCCGCCTCGGACTCCTTCAGGTAGATCGCCGAGAGGGTGCTGGTGGCTTTGCGCAGATCGGCCAGCAGCTTGTCGCGCTCGGTCGTCACGGTCTCGTTGATCAGCACCATCTGGGCGAGCCTCTCGCGCATGCGGCGGATGTCGTCCTGGTATTCCTCGATCTCTGCGGTGAGCAGAACGGTCTGCTGCTTCCACATTTCTTCGGGGGTAGGGATGCCCAGGCATCCGAAGTCGTCGTCGGAATCCAT